TAGTATTTCTCCATGCCCATCTGGTAGCCGACCGAAATCGTGCGGGCACTGGCAGAAGCAACAGGCAGATGATTGCGAGCAACAGGCGTTTCATGGCTTCTCTCACTACAGAGTCTATTGACAACTATGTCCGATCCTCTGCATCACGGTGCGGTTTTCGCCGTCACCATCCCGTCCTTGATTGTGATCGTGTTGCCAGCACCATCGGTAAACGTCGTGTCGATCGGGACGACGGCCTTGCCGGTGTTATCAGTCAGGCTGAGTCCCGTCATGTCATTCGCCAAGAATCGCGGCGTAGCAGCACATGTGGCATTGATCGTGATGGTGTACAGCGTAGCGGGTGCCTGAAATGAGTTTCCGCTAAACAGCAGCGATCCATCAGTATTGTCCACGGTCAAAGCGGACGTGCCGTGTAGCATATTTGACGCGACGAGCACCTCAGACAAATCCTCAAACGTGAAATTGGCGACTCGTAGGTTGTTGCCTGTCACCGACAATCGCACGCCAGTTTTGGCATCCCCGTCAATCAGGAAAGTGTTGCCCCGAATGTCACAATCACTGATTGAAATGCGTGCTGTATTCGCCCCGGCTACAATTGATGCAGTATCATCAGTTTTGTCCCATTCACACGCATTAAAACACAGAGCATCGTTGATCATAACGACGGCGCCCGCCGCCATGGTAACATCGCAGCCAGTGACCAGCATTACGTTCGCCGTAACGTCATCCATCGTCATGTTGGAGGAACTCATCGCTATTTCTCCGGCCGTGCCGGTGACGGTGAATGTGTAGAGGCGGCATCCGGCAATCCCGAGCTTGTACGCCACCGTGCCAGCAATTTCCACGCCCGCGAAACACGAGCCGGTGAACATGGCATTTGTACCAGCTATACTGGGCGCGAATTTGCAAGCATTTGTCTCGACCGTTGTGCCACTAATGTAGGGCAGTTGCCCCGATTCAATGTGGATTGCATACGTGCCGTGCCCGTCTTCGATTGAACAGTTTGACACATAAAATCCATAATTCTTAACGACGCGCACTTGATCGTTGTAATTTTCTTCGATCTCGCAGCCCGACATCAATAAATCGTGCGTTTCCGAACAGTAAAACCCATAGCCATGGTTAAAACACATCTGACAATCGGAAATGATTTTGTTTTCCGCCCCCTTGGCGGTCGCCGTGGAGATAAACGAAATGCCGTTGCCGCCGTTGCTGATCGCGTGTACGTTATTCACCTGGTTGTAGTTGCAGTCGGCCATCACTAGGCCGTCACCGCTACGAACCTCGGCAGACGTGTAATTGCCCTGGATAAGGAGATCACGAATCTGACATCGGTTCAAACCGTATGTCTGCCCCACGCCGTTGAAATGTATCGCGTGGCCGGCATCGGTTTGGCGGTTGTTAAGGATCGTCGCTTGCCCCTCTCCTCGAAGCACGCAAGCATTCACGGTTGTGTTGCTAATAGGCGCGTCGAGGTTGTAGGTGCCCGCCAGCAGCAAGATCGTTCCACCGGCCGAGGCGTAGGTGTTTTCCTCGGAGGTTTTGACGCTGGTCGCACCTCCGGTCGGCAGAGCAGCGATGGCGGCATTGATTTCCACTTCGTCAGCCGTCCCGTCACATTTGTAGTTGGCCAGATTTTTCAATGCTGCGGGCGTATCAGATGCCGAGACCGTGAGGGTAGCGTTTCGCTGCCCGACAGCATAAATAATCTGAGCCGAGGCCACGGCAGACAACAGCAACCAAGCGGCGAAAATGATTAAAATTCGTTTCATTGTTTGTCTCCAAAATCACGCTTAGTTGCGCTGGACTCAGCCCAGCATGGTTCCATGAGGACTCAGCTGGTCCTCGCAAAATTCCAACCAATTATAATCAATCACCTTCCTCGATCCGGTTCGCCCCGGTCGGGTCGCCCGGTGTCGGGTCTGCCTCGGCGTAATCCTTCTGGTGCCAGCTCTTATCCTCCGCCGTGAACTGGCAGGCGGCATCCTGGTACGTGCCCTGGTCGGCGGAGTACCACGCCTGGAGGCCCTGGAGGATGGTAGGGAAGTTGGGGTTGGCTACACCTGAGCCACCATAGACATTACTGCCGATGACAGTCTGAGCCGAAGCCGGGACGGCTAGCAGAAGCCAACAAGCTACTAGGGCGATTATGCGTCTCATGTAAATACTCCTAACCCTTCACGTGAATTCGTTTCCATTCGTTGAACTCATCATACGTCTGGAAAGCCACGCAAGGGCGTGACTCAATTAGCCTGGTCATTCCGCTCACGGTCTCAGTATTCAATCGTATGGTCTCGGTTACCAAGCCGGTTAAACCCGCCAGCTTGCCGATGACCGCTACGTTTTGTTTTTCTAGGTAATCAATTCGCTTCCCCATCCGCTTCTCTCGCTGCCATCCCGTCCAAACGAAGAAACCGACCAATACAATAGCCAGCCCCAACCGTTCAATTAGAGCTATCCAATTGTTGGGTAGTCCTTCTTGGGCTATCAAATAAACCCCTGCGCCCGACACGGCTTGGATCAGATAGGATACGGGGTGGTTTAGCATAGGTTGTATTCCCTTAGTCAGCGACAATGAGGCAGCCATACCAAACTCCCCCCTTAGATCGTGCCAGCCCGTCTCCAAATCGTTTATGAGGTTTACTGACCACTCCCCAATGGCCCTTGGACAGTCGCCAAGCGTCATAAAGGTTCTTCACAACTTCCGCTTCGGGGGCGTCGGCTAGGTTCGCATCGGCTTGAGCCGATACCTCCACTGCTCGCATGTTCAATTGCTGCCGTATCTTCGCGTAGCGTTCATCCCAATCAGGGTGACCGTCCCATCGGTAGCCTTTCGGCCCTTTCTTGGCTAGCAGCTTAGCACAATCTTCGGCCAGGCTGACTAACAACTCATCTTGAATCCCTTCATAAAATCGCACCCCCGGATAGAGCCTCCCCCAGGCTACTAGGGGAGACTCGTCCGGTGGGGGCAGCACTTTACTCATTCACCAAATCCTAAGTCAACGGCCGTCTGGAGGGCAATTGCCCCATAGTCGAAGTTGATCTCGGAGATACGCTTCTCGTGGAAGCCACTACCGTTGTAGTAGTCACTTCCGTAGGAACCGCAGACCTTCACAATCTTGCCAGGCTTCAGACCCACTAGCAACTCGGAATGACCAGCCCAGCCAACAACTACGGGATGTGTCTTGAGGAGAGCAGAGCCTACCTCATCAATGTTCTCGCAGTCGAGACCCTCAAGGGGCTTATACATCTCCGCAGCAGCGTAGGCCTCTTCCGAGGGCTTCTTGTTCGGCCCCTGGGTACGGGACCAGACTTCCTCTGGACAGCAGCCTATCTTCTGGAGGAGAGTGAAATTCTCGTCAATCGAGGTTCCTACCCTCGGGCCTCCCCGCCAGTTCACTGCGATACCATAGGCGAACCACGGATTGAACTTGGGCACAATCACATCGGCTCCATGGATCAATCGCAGCATCGTTTCGAGGGCCTTATGCCAGCTCTCCATTGCGCAAGAGCCGTAGCCGTCCTGGTCGTAAAAGTCTCCGATACGATCACCGAAGTCTACGCAACCTCCCGGGAGCGTAGCTAAGATGGCATCCCATTCGGCTGAGGGAATAACCTCTAGCTTGTTCTTGGCCAGGGAACATACCGTACCGGCCTTGAACTTTCGCGGGAGGCAACCCGTAGCCCTCGGTTGTCTTGGAGACCAAATCTGATTACTCATTTCAGGGCCTCCTGTACCTTGGCTAGGGCTTCAGCGGGAGTCGCAGGTAACTCAACGGCGGAAACGAAGTAGGGGGATGACAACTTGTTGACTTGATCCGGTAGGACAGTTACCAGTAGGGCAGGCAGCTGTAGGCCTAGCTCCGTTACCTTGGCCTTGTACGGGGCTCCCCAGTTTCCCTGGGTCGGCGTATCCGGGTCTAGTAGCCGGTAGCGGTGGAGCGGTAATGTCCGCAAGTGGTTGTCCAGGGAGCGGATAACTACCGCCTGGAGGGGCGTTATCTCCTGTGCCTCCGACAGTACCAATACTAGCCGTGTTCCCTTTGGTATTGGCCCTGGTTCCGGCTCGGGCTGCGGGTCGGGGAAAGGGTCGGGCTTGTCGCCCTCCACCACGACAATCGCTTCAACTAACTGGTTTTGGCCGAAGTTCCAATCCACTAGCACCCGGTACTCGCCCGGGTCGGCCACGCCGAAAGTGAGTTGGGGTCTCATCGTAGCTCCCTGCGGCGAGAAGACAATAGTGCCTTCTACATCCAGCGGGGTCATGGCATTTCCCGGCATAGCTACGTAGGCGAACATCCGGTCATCGCCTGTAAGCCATTTCAGCTGATCGACCAGAGGCTTGCTTAGATCAATCGCGGGGGTACCTACAAGACGGAAGGTAAGCACCTCTCCGCTCTCGGCCTTCTCGGGCCCTGTAATGCTAATCGGTTCGGCAGCAGCCGCCTGCTCGGGGCCAAAGCCTTCTACTTTGAGTTCTTGGGCATAAGCCGGGAGAGCCAGCAGCACCAAGACGATCCAGAAGTGTTTCATTGTTTCGCTCCTACCTGAGGTAGGGAATCGGGGTGAGCCGGTTCCGTTTAGCCCATGAACATCATAATGATGGGCATGAGCTTCTCGAAGAAAGCAATGAGAGCAGCGAAGAACGCTGCCCAATCTCGCTTGTCTTCGGTCAAGCACAGCTCCATCTCATCGGGGTTCTGGGCCGCAATCTCGATGGCGATAGCCGTAGCAATCTCGTTGGGGGTCATATCCTTGTTGATGATTCCCCGCCGTCGAAGGCTACGGGCAATCTTGATGCCGTTCCAACGGTTCGCTCCGAGTCGCCTCAGATGCTTGTCACTGATCGGTCGAATGGCTTCTACGGTACTCATGTCACGCTCCTTTAGTTGTTGAAATGTTTACGCCAATGGGAATCTCGGTGTCTTTGACTTTGAGATTGATGTCTGCCCCGTTCTTCTCGATGGCCTGAGCCAATCGGTTGGCAATGACGAGAAGATCATTGAGAGCCTCCCCAGCATCCTGGAGAAGATCAATAAGCACGTCAGCTTTAATAATCAGCTCCCGGGTTTCGTCCAGGGTCTTATCGCCCTTGGCCGCTAGCTGTCGAGCCCGGTACATCGTCTCCAACGCTTCTCGTCTCAATCGGCCCGGCATGTTTCCACTCCCTTAAATTTGGGACCCAAGAGCATCACTGCCCTGCGGATCAGGTTGGCCCGGGTCTCGGGAGCCCCGTTGGCTAAACAACCGTCATGAAGGTAGTTATGGCAGACTGGAGAATCCAACTGATACTTACCGTCAATATCGGGAGTACATAGCCAATCGTGGATAACAAACGCGGGCAAGCAATCGGGTTGATCAGGAGGGTACAGCCACCAGAACAAAAACGGGATACTACCGCCGTTGAAAATGAATCCAGCTTTAACCAAAATATGCCTGCGCATCCCACCCACATTGGGCCGAGTAACGTAGAGGATATCTTGGAGGAGTTCATACTGAGGAACCTTGACCCAGAAGAAAATCCAACCTAGAATACCTTGGAGGGGTTTCCCCTCTAAGTGACACAAATGCACCCGTTGGAACTTTAGAGGCTCCAGGGTCTTTGGGTCAGCAAAGTATCCGAAGGGATATTCCATCAGGTCTCAATCGGCGGTAGTGTATCGCTGTAACGCTGAAGACCTACACTGCGGCGGAATCGAGTAGCCTTGATGCCAGCTACTTTCGAGAATGAGACAACCTTGTACAAATCCGTCACCGGAGAAGGTAGGCTACTCAAACTACCTAGCCACATCAAACTCCCAACCTCGATGTCCTGGTTAACAACGGCCTTAGAATCCAAACGAATCGTTTCGCCAGCTTCACTTAGGCCTTGGCTCTCGGCCTCTACCCAGCGTACACTGATCTCAGCAGCCGCCTTGACTTTCGCCTTCCCCGTAGAGGTAGCGGTTGTCCCCAGCTCCCAGAGAACTGCTTTCTGAAGACGGCTAGCTGACTCGATGTAAACCATCAATCTCGATCCGTGTAGTTGGTTTGGTCGCTCGGAACCTTACCTAACCAAGTCATACCCGCCTTGACAGCCCCCTTACTGATCTTTCGGAGGTAGCCCGTCGTGTCGAGCATCATGGCGTCTTGGCCAGGCCGCGTACGCTCAAGCCCTTGACCAAACTGACCCGTGTATTTACCTGAGGCCCCTTCGGTGCTCTCGCTTTCCAGCCCATGATCACGAGTCTCATAGAAGTGCCTGGCAAGGCAATTCTCGATGTCGATGAGATCCAGAGCCGAAAGTTCAGCCGACGTATCCTTGGCCGCAACCTTATTGGTAAGGTTATTGGCTAGGGTGATGAACGGGTCCAGGCTGATAGTCGTATCGTAATCACGGATCAGCGGGGTAACGTCCCCAGAGACTACTCGGGCCATGGTAGGCTACTCCTCAATCTGAGATCGGATAGCCTTGAGAATATCGGCCTTCCGGCTTGCGTTGCTCAGGTCGATACCGTTCTGGCCAGCTAACTCACGCAGCTCAGCTACGGTCAGGCCCTCGAATACGTCGGTGGTAGGGGCATCCGCTTCGGTTTCCTGGAGGATACCCGGGGCTGATTCGGTGGTCATTGGGGCGTCGTCGGGAAGCCGTTCAAACATTCGGGATTGGGGGCGATTGTACCGCTTGACCAAGTCAATGGTACTCTCAACCACTTCACCCCGCTTGGTGGTGACAACCGTAATGTCGCGGCTGTCGGTGCCCCGGACGTAAGAATGGTACTTGCCTTGAAGAACTCGGAATTTCATAGAATCGCTCCTAACCGCTATTTAGAAAGGGGGCCCTCCCCGTCCCCTAGCGGCAGAGAGGACAGGGAGGGCGGCACTGGCGTGGATCGAACCCTAGGCCGGGGTTAGGTTACACTCTCGTGGTTGATACCGGAGGCTCCGTTGTAGTCGGCTCGAATCTGCGGAGCCATGATGCACATCACCTTGAAGTTGAGTTGCATCCCGCCTCTCGACGGCCACTGGAGAATCCGAATGGGCATACCGATGACAGCCCGGGCACACTCGGGATTGCCGAGGGAAACCATCAACAGATCGAAGGTTCCGCCCGTATCCGTCGGGGTAAGGTAGTCGGCTCGGCGCACGTCCTGAATGCCCTCGATTGCCTTGAGGCGTTCGCGGAGGGTACGTGTGGGGGCCGTTGCACCGGTGGTGGCGAGAACGAAGTAATCGTCATCCAGCTTGGCGTCCCAGTCCGTTCCGTTGTAGATAACGTACGGGCCCATGAAGCCATCGGTGTACAGGGTACTTCGCATGGTGAGAATCTCACTCAACGTCGTATCCGGGTTGGAGCCCGTCGGTGCCGTGAGGTTGGTACCGTAGTTGCGGGCAGGGTGATTGGTATAACCATAGACCGTCGGGGCTCGGCCGTAGTTGGCTGTGGTCCCGTAGGTCAATCCCGTGGTCGTTCCAATCGTGGTCTTCTCGATTGTCTCGGCTACCCTTCGGCCGATGATGGAGGCCATCAACGTCGAGAGGGGCTGACCACTCTTGCGGCTGATAGCCAGCTTGCGCTCGGAGAAGTGGAAATTCCCATAGGTGATCGGGAGGGGCAACCCTTCCAACTGGTACAGGACCGAATCCGCTCGGCCGTCGGAGAGACCATCCATGTCCACCTGGGCTTCTCCCGGGTCGTTGATGGTCTCGTGTTCGAGAATCTCGCTGCTCATACCATCGAGCGTATAGGTATTCGCGGCGGCAAGGTCAGACCAAACCCGCAGACGGGGGCGGGCAGCCTCAACCACGGCACGGTCGAAACTGATCCATTCGTCCTTGCGGAGAATCGTGGCGTTCGTGAGGTAGAGGGTGGGGGCGTCGTAGCCCCGGAACCTCGCTTCATTGAGCGTCATCTTCTCATAGGTCGTGACGTCTCGGCCTTTGGTGGCGTCGTAGTGGCGACCGACGTTCACGGTAACGCACTTGTTACCTTCGCGGTCAACGTAGGGCTGGTACAAACCGGAGTTGTACCCACTCTCGGCAAACTCGTTGGCGACATCCCCGAGAGGTTTGCCATCGAGAATGACATCTTGCTTCACAGCAGGTTCCATATTGTTTCTCCTTCAGAAGTGAGTAGGCCTAAGCCTGAATGTTCGTTGGTGGGGGTGAAGGCCTTAGCACTTCATAACGTGGCACATGGTACCCGCAGCCACCACATCGGTGAGGGCTTCACAGGCCATGAACGGTTCCTGTTCGGGGCTTCCCGTCGTGTCGATGAGGAGGCCATCACCGTCGTTAACGATGGCGAGGTCCCCTACCGCAACCGAATCGGTCGTGGCTGTACCCGCAGCAGCCCAGAGCAAGTTCAATTCGTCTGCCGGGAGCGGGCAATACAAGAACCCGTGGTCACCGTTGGCGTAGGCCGTGGCGTAGGTGTAGCCTTCGCCCTTCTCCAGGAGCACGAAGAGAGGCCCTTGGGTGTTGTCACCGTCGGCATCCCGGTTGAACGCTTCAAAGGTGAAGTGGCCATTCCCGTCGATGGCGGTGTCAGCTTTGATCTGCATGATTGTGCCAGGAAGGGGAGTACCAGAGATGGTACCTTCGAGGAACCGCCCTTTGGGTTCCCCGGTGATCAGGACTCGCGAGCCTTTCATGGGCTTTTCTCCTTAAATGGATCGTACTAGTTGAGTGTTCGAGGGGTAGCCGGAAAGGCTAACTACTTGGCGAATGCCGAGTTGGCAACGAAGTCGATGTCGGTCGGAACGAACATATCCTCACGATTCACCTTCTTCGCGTTGGTAACTTCGGGGCCGTAGAAATTCTGGGCCGGGGCTTTCGCTGGGGGAGCAATCGACCGCAACTGCTCGATGGCAAGGCCCTCATAGACCTTGGCCTGCGCGGCCTTGGCTTCGCCGGCATTCTGGGTGAGACGTTCGATAAGGTCGGCTTTCTCCTTGGCCATCATCTCACGGCCATAGTTGAGAATTGCCTTGTCCTCATCACTGAGTTCCGGCTTGACCGGAGCGGTGGCGTTGGTTGTCACGGGCTTCTCCTTCTTCTCCCACACCCGCTTCTCGCGGTTGTAGGCTAGGTCATCACGGCCGTCGTTGAATCCCTTTTCAGCGGCAGCCAACAGTTCTTCGTTCTCAACGGCCTTCTCCGCTGCCTGTAGGGTCTTTTGGAGAGCGATGTCGGAAAGGCCTTCCAGCTCTTCACGGTCGTTCTCCGTCCAGCAGCAGCTGTTCTCAATCAAGCCGTCGATGATCTCCTTACGTTCGTTGTCGGTCATATCTGACCTTCCATTGTTAAAGGTTTGGCCAGACTGGCCTAGTTGATTCTTGGTTTTTCCGAAACTGATAGCGTGGATAGACGCCATTGGACTAAGAACTTTCTCCCCAATGCCCATATCTCCAGCTGTAACGTCCAGGATAGCCGCTTTCCGCTTAGTACCTTTTACAGTACCAAACCCCTTAACGGTACCCGTCATGGTCTTTCCTTGAGCCTGGTCACCCTTCCCCTTCTGATCCGTGAAAACGGCAAACACAGAATCTCCCACCTTTGCCCGCTTCACTACCGCTTCCACTTGATCGGCTTTTAGCCCTTTACCGGAAGTGGATTGAATTGAAACCATTCCTCCCACGGTGGTTCCTACAGATACCCCTTCACCTAGTTCCTCGTCGATACTTGACTTAGGTCCTTTGGTTTTCCCCGATTCTCCCCCGCCACCGAAGTCGCCACCCTTGTCGGGGCCCATTGCGCCGCCAGCTCCACCCCCACCTCCTCCCCAACGGCCGTTTGCGTCCCGGGGCTGGGAGGGGCTGTAGTTCTCGGAGCCTTCTTCATCCTCTTCGTCGTCAGCGTCGTAGGGGTCCAGCAGCTGGTTCTTGGCTCCTTTAGTTGCAGTGAACTCGGCCTTGCGGGCTTCGGCTTCGGCGGAACCAACTGCGGCTCCCTTGATGCCTGGTTTCTTCTTCTTCTTGGACTTGGGCTTTCCGGTCTTGGGGTCTACCTCATCATCTTTGCCAAACTTGCCGGCATCATCCCGCTCATATTCGTCGTCGGTTTCATAGGCCACGGCTTTGTTCTCCTCATTGAATACTCCACAGCCGTCTCGGAGGGAGCAAGCCCCTACTTGATCGGGGAGCACCGCTAGATGGTCAGGGCGATAGTTTCGGGCGATGGCACGGTAAGGAATCTGCTTTCCCTCGGGGCCCTCGAATACGGCATTCTCGGGGGCTCTCTGGTTCGTGGTTCCTAGTCCCGTGCTGAGTTCAATCTGTTCACCCTTTTCTAAGCGGCTGTAGACTCGGGGGTCAACTTCGCGGGTACGGGCCTCATCAAACCAGAGTTCAGCCCGTAGACGGTCGGAGTAGGTCGTATTCAGAACAACGCCAACCCCTTGACTATTGAGAGTCTCAATGTCTCGGCCCTTCCCCTTCTTGGGATGGTATACGAGAATCGGCATGTTGTTCCAGTCGTAAGGATTGGCCTTCAGCTCTTCTGGAGGGTAGAGGAGGGGGCCGTTGGAACCGTTCAACACCCCCGGAACGATGAGAGTAGCTGAAGCAACTAGGTGGGGGCGTCCATAGAGGGAGTCTCTGCGGACTCCACCGGACAGATTGGCTACAAGTCGTTCCATAGAAAATCCCTCAAGGGGTCAGAGGCTAGCTACGTAAAATCTAGCCTAGCACAACCCCAGGAGGGATATAGTTTACAAAAGTCGAAGTGGTTAAACTTCCCGGTTAGTCCCCCGAATCCAGCAGTCTCACGTGCCGGTAGGCTACCCGCCGATTGACTAGGGTACAGACGATGTCGTGGCCGTTGGGACGTAACCTATCGCGGAGGTCCACTAGATTTTTGTTCAGTCGCCGTATCAGAAGGTCCTTTCCCGCGTAGGGGTCTTCCAAAGTGGTTAACAATTCTGACCTTAAATGGTTCTTGCCGTCGGCCAAAAGGTCCAGCACCACAGTTTGCCAGGGTGTAAATCGCATTATATCTTTCGCTCCTTTTCGATGAAGTATTCAAACTCCCTTTGGTTACGCCTTTCCTTTAAGTACTCCTCCCAATTAGCGATAGCCAACGGAGGGTCCCAACCCGGTAGATGACTCTCCTCAATCGACGTTACGTAAGCCACCATCTTACCGTTTTGGTAGTAGGCTCGGCCTTGTGGGAGGTTACTTAGCTGGTCGTAACGTACCCGATGAGCATGCTGTTGTCCCTCGGGAAATAGCTCAATCCAGAAGAGTTTACCGTCCAGCTCCTCTACGTGAGCTACGACTGTCGCTGGTAAGTCTGGAGTTTCTACGGTCACATAGGGCTTTAGCTCTATCATGATTTCGGATTCCCTACAATTACGATATCCTCAACTGGTCGGCCGTCGTTGAGATGGGTTATCTTGTTCTTGTGAAACGCCTTAATAACTCTCTGTCGTTGATCCTCAGTCTGGGCTTTGATAAAGTCCAAGTCATCGAGCAGGGAGATACAATTCTTCAAGTCAGTTTCGTTATCGCCGTGCTTAGCGTTGGCCTTGAAGCCTTCTGGGTCTGACTTACGTTCATGTAGGGCCGAGATTCGCCCATAACGGTCCCCAGGGTACGATACAGCGTCTTGGCGGGCTAACGTCCCAATCTTGAAGTTCAACTCTCCAGATACCTCAGTACGCTTATTGATTCTCGTGAAGCAGTAAGAGGCTCCCCCAGATTCCATATCTGGACCAGGACTCATACCCTCTCGGCCTATTTTTACCCCTTTGCGTATGCGCTGGGTGGTACAGGTAAACTCTCCACCAGACTGTAGCATTGCATCTAGAACCTCATCCACGGGCCCGTAGGTACTATGGGAGAGGACGTAGCCCTTCATCTTCTTCTCCATTTCCTTCGGTGGTAGGTCCCAGCGATACCAGTAGCGGTGACCATCCCCGTAACCCGTCATCGTCACGCCTTTGGGGTTGTAAACGTCGGGCTTTAGGCTACGCACGTCGATGTTGTAGTTGGTTTTAACCCAATCCTTAATTTGCTCCACCTTCTCGGCTGTTGGTAGCTCTGAGGCAAATACCTCCTTGTAGCTAAGTAGCTCGTGATCTTTGCGGAGATAGACAGAGCGATGCAAATACATTAGCTCTTCATAGGCTTCGTCAGGCGTGGTGTCTACCCCCATCGTTTCTAAGTGGTTGTAGGCTCTCTGGAGTTGCTCGGTCGTAGCTTCTCCCTTGATGACCATATCCAACTTCCCTTGAATCGCTAGGGCGTCTTGCTCAACAAACGTACTAGAGCGGGGAATGAAGGAGACAGCTAGATCATCGTCAAAGTCTACTGTGACCATTTCACCCCGCGTGAGGGTCTGGTATTCTCCCTTGCTAATCGCTCGGCCATTCTCGAATCGACAAACGCGCATGTTCTCCTTCTCTGTCCGGTATGCTAGGTTCGCCTTGCGGGCCTTCGGGGCTTTAGGTACGTATTGAGCAATCATTGGGGCAGTGGTTCCGGCTTCCTTGGCTTTTAGAATCTTGTCGATAGATTCCAAGTAGTATTTTTGCTGAGCCAAGGCAGCGGTCACTACCTCATCAGGTGGTAGCTTCTCAAGCGTAGCGATACCCGCTTGGAGATTCTCCTGAGTCTGAGTTAGCTTGGCGAGGGTTGAGGCGTTGTAGGCCTTGTCGCTTGCGTGGTAAGATACCGTCTTCGCTCCCGCCTGAATCGAGTCAAAGTAGGGGTCACTTACAGCCGTCGGTGATTTGACGACTACGCCTTGATTACGTAACCAACCTTGAACCGTCTGGCTGCCCTTCTCAGTTAGCTTGAGCTGTACCCGCGTGACTGGAGTACCCTCTTCATCCATCTCCTGCCAAATCATAATGTTGTTATCCTCAATCAGGTCCTTATCACCCTGGAGGGTAACGCCATTGATTCGGCTATTAACTACCCGCTTGGCAGTGTCTTCGGTGATGCCTGGTTCGGCTAGTCGGGCTTTGATGCGCTTATCCAAACCGCCTACGGTTGTGGGCTTCGTTTTGAGTTGGGATTCTAGGTACTTGATACGGCCTTGGACTAGGGTTCTGAGGTCGTCATCCTCAATCGCGTTCAAGATGTTAGCCCGGTTCGCTACGATCTGCCTGATTTGCTTATCGATCCGCTCCCCGCTTAGGCCTTTGAATATCTCGGCCGTATTGGGATTGATCGAAGCATCCCGTAGGCTCTTTAGCTCTTCAACCGTAGTGTTCCAGTTGCGCTTCAGAGTACCTTGAGCCCGATAGAGTAGGGCCCCGCCGTTATCAATACGGTAGGCCTTACCCCCAACCACCATGATATTATCCATATTCAAGCCGGCAACGTCCCAGTTCCCCAATAGGGCGTCGGTCACGAAACCGTCTTGGATCTGGGTATACATGGCCTTGACTTCGGCTTCGGTAGCCTTCTTAGACCATTCGGCTAGGGTCTTACCCTCCAGGAACTCGGACACCTTGAGTGGACCGCCTTCGTTCTCAATGATCCCAGAGTTGGGGACGTTAATGCCCTGCTTTCTGTAGAGCTGATCGGCTAGGGCTTCGGAGCGTAGGTGATCGGGCTTGATTCCTACTTCGGTGGACTTGACAACCCAGAGTTTCCCGTCGGGGTCCTCCATCAGAACCGGATGCGTTGAGCCGGGCAAGTCTCGCACCTTTGTTAACGTCGCAACATCCGGTAGGCCTCCTGGAGAAGAGGTAGGGGGAAGGGCCGTAGCAATCTCAGGACTGCCTAGCTTCGCTTTCTTGGCAATGCTGGCTGCCTTACCTCCCTTACCCCCCACCTTCTTGTAACCCGCTGCAATTGCTTCGTCAAACTTAGGGTTGCGGAATCCCTGCTTCAGGTTCTCCAGTTCCTTAAAGGCTGCTTCTACAATCTTGAGATCACGGGCCTTACCAATCTTGCTCGTGGACTGACTAATGAGTTCTATCGCCTCTTCCTTCGTAGCCCACCGTAAGGCGTGTGTTTCCTCATCCATGAGGTTTAGGTCCTGACCCGTACTTCGCATCACGTACATACCAAGGTCGGAGGTTTCACCCTCGAAGGTTCCATCCAATGCGCTGATGATCTGACCCTTGTGCCCTGTCTCTTCGGCTACCTCCTTGAGGGCGGTCTTCATTGCTGACATGCCCTTCTCGGGGGTACCCTTCGGGAAGGTCCAAGCGTAGCCTCCAAAATGGTTGGTCGGCTCTCGGAGGAGTATCCGCCCGTAGTTGTCGAAGATCACGCCGCCATAGCTCATGTCTGCGGAGGTCCAGCCGATAGTCTCCATATCCATCTGGGCTACGGCTATGTGGCTCTTCTTCAGCCCGTCGAGGGTATTGCCGAGGGCCTGGGCTTCGGCTTCCGAGATCAAAACCGGGGGTTTAGGTAAGACCGGGGGCGGGAGAGGGGCCGGAATAGGCTGCGTAGGCAACGGAGGTGCCGAAATAGGTGGGGGTACGGGCTCGGGAGGCTTAGGACTCACGGGAGGGGGCCCGGGCTTTAGCGGGCCCGTTTCGGCCTTCTTTAGCCCCTTGCTTCCCGCTTCCCCGACGTTCGCGGGTAGGAAGGCGCAGCGGCAATTCGGATGTCGCGGTATCTGGCCGTGGGCCTCCTTAATTGAGAATATCTTACCGTCCAAGTCTCGGCACTTGGGGCACACCCGTAGGTCGCCCGCCGTAGACCATTCGACCATTACTCCAACCTGGTCAACCCCTAGCTTTTCGAGGGCGTCCAATTGCCCCTCTGCGTGTGCACGTACACACTCTGTGCGAGCTATCAGCAAGGAGCGGTTCTTGCCTAGGCCTTCGACCGTCTTGTTGAGCTCTCGGGCAATCTCGAAAGGGTTCTGACCTTGGGCTAGGCCGTCGGTGAGTACCCGATTCATCTGCGTCGCCATTGCCTCGGTGACGCCCTTGAGCTCAGTGAAGACTCGGCCCGCCATGAGCTTGACCTTGTCCACGCTCTCGGGCTGACCAAATGCTCGCTGTAGGAACTCCTCCTTGGAGCCCTGGTAGAAGTCCAGCTTCTTGTTCGCCCCCGCGAGAGCCCTACGCTGCTTGTAAACGTCGTCGAAGGCTCGGCCTGCTCCCTTGTCGTAGGCGTCGGCTACGTACTTTTCCCAATAGGGGTCCTTCTCGGAGGCTATCAGCTCCCCCATCTTGCCCTTGAGCCAAGTCATGAAGACCGCTATCTGCTCGGGCTTCGTAGTGAACTGGAACTTGGCGTTTAGAGGGTGTTGTGTATGTGTTATAATTGGATCATTCGGATCAAATGTACCTCGATTACCAGTTGCTGATTTGAGCTGCGTTCCCTTCAGAACAACGTACTCGGTTGCTCCAGACTTTGGCATGCGGTAAATAACGCCATCGTACCCAAGAGATTCCAACTTATCAGTTATGTCCCAAGAACTCTCATCACCCCTAAGGCCTAGAGCACTAACTATGGCTTGTCGCTTCGGTATCGCGTCATCATTATCTAGGATGAGTGGTTTTTGAATACTAGCGTAGACAGGATAGACTCGGCTGGCTGTTCCGCCGTGCATAGCGTACCAGTCAGCGGTACTAGGCTTATCAGTGAGATATACCCCAACGCCAAAAAACCCACTATCTGTAGATGCCCCAGTCCTACCCGGCTCAAACGCGTCAAATTCGGATGCTGCTGTACCGTGGTATATGACCTTGGGATTACCTTCCTCATCTATAACCTTAGAGTCACCGAACCACTGTGCAAACTCGGGCGAGTATGCGGGAGCCCCACCACCTGAACCCCACCTACCGCGAGCATCCCTAGGTTGAGAAGGGTTGTAGTTGTTAACCCCTAGAGCATCCTCATAGCCGATGACCGCCGTGATCTCGGCCTTGAGTAGATTGATCCTCTTGGTAGCCTGAGCCTCGAATGCCCTACGGATCATCTTGGTGCGGCTAGGATCGGGGTTTGGGGCGGTATTGAGAATGGGGAGCGTTCTAATCATTCTACATCCTCTCGGGAATCTTCGTAGGCTGGCAGCTTGGCAATGTTAGCCCGTCGAATAGCTGCCGCACGCTCTTTGATTTCTTCGGGCGTAGGGTCTGGTTCTACAAGAGCCCTACTGGTAGCATTGGTTTTGGTATCGACTCCTTGCCGCCGTAGGAATCTTCCTACCTCTGCTGCGTCGAGTTGAAATCGTTTGGCAATCTCGCCGATGAGAAAGCCTTGTTCGTACTGGTCCATTATCGTCCGCCGTAGCGAGTCAGGCCAGGTAGTTAAATCATGTGGTCTGACTCGCTCAATAACCAATTGATCCACGTCACTCCTCCTTTGGTGGGAATGGGGGCTTCTTACCGGCTGGGGGTTGAACTAGCTTCTCGCCTTCCTTCATCTTAATCGGCATCGGAGGAGGTTCTTCCAGGGCCTTCTCTTCACCTTCAATCTTCGTTTCCAACCGGGCTTCCAAGAGGCCCTCTTCATCCAGGACCTTCTTGATGGAAGTAGCTTCATCCTGGGTAAACCCTAGGATCATCGTGAGGTAGTTCATAATGGGAATCACCTGAATGCCGTCTCCAGCAATGTAGGCTACGATAGCCTGCGTCAACTGAAGGGCTACGGCAGCCTGTTGAACCTTATCCAAGCCGTCGGCAGTAGGCCACGATACCCCGTAACCCTTCGGCTTCTTTGCCTTCGGGCCCGTAGGCTTCTCGGGGATAGGTTGGGGCTTTGCTCCCTCCATTCCCGCTTCCACGGGCGAACCTTCCTGGAGGGAAGTACCGCCGCCTTGAGGCACTGGCAAAAACCCTAATGATATCATGCGATTGAATGTGGGGATGATTAGCCTTGGGGTGACTCGGCCGTTCCTACGTCCTTCGATGACCTTGGTCCATTCCCCAGAGTCTTGGGCCGAAGACAATTCACCCCGCTCTGAGCCCATGAAGATACGCTTAGGACAGTCGAGAGCAATACAAATTGCCTCGATCTGCGTATTGATATGTGCTGTCGGATCGGCTACGGCCGGGGCTAGGCTCTTGGCCGCCATCCCAGAGGTAACCAAGAACCTTTGGAGGCCATTCATGTAGTATTCGATCTGAGTCTTCATCGAAGAAGAGTCAATCTCGACGTCACCACCTAGCTGAGGATGTGTCTCGAAGGATAGGCCGGGTAAGGCTCCCTGCCAGAACATCTCAGCACTACCGCCGTAGGTCTTATCCAAGTCCAATAGCCGGTTAAGTACTGGACGCATTCTTGGAATGTGGAAGATTTCGGAGCTGGTGAGATCATCTGTAATGTGAATCACTCTGGACCAATGAACCCTTATGCTTTCACTGCGTGGCCGAATGGTTGTATCCGCCGATATCTGAAGCCTACTCGTATCATCGAAGTCCAGGTTGTAGTAGGTCGGCATCCCATATCTTGGGCTAGTGATGTCGTCGTCAAATTCCAAGATTTGGGCTAGGCTCTCGGGGAAGGTCCTGAGGTAGATGAGTTCCCGGAGGGTCTCAGCGTTCTGAACCGTGTCTTTCTTGTTTCTGAATTCCAGGGGCTTGGATAGGTCCTTACCTTCATCCCCCCCTACCCCGAAGAGAGTCACCCCGTAGTGGCCAATCCCACTAACAATATCGGAACGGGCTAGAATCTCCCAGAGAGGGTTACCCTGATCTCCCTCATACCAGTTATCACCCCGTAGCTTGTCCCCCAATTCACGCACTGCTGCCTCAAAGGGAGTCTCAACGTCGGGGTTCTCATCCTCAAAGACGCTCGGCTGCTCTCTCCAGCAATGGCGGGGGAGTAGCTCCACGACCTTCTTGGCTATTGGATTCCGGTTGTACTGGTCTTCGTACAGATCCAGGGTAATCCGCTCGGTGGTAGGATAGCCACATTCGTCGTTCAAGTCTCTGCGCGGGTCTGCTTGATCGTCTCGGGCCCCTAGCCGACTGTAGCGGGTAGTGTAGTTCTCGACGTTAGCCCCTAGTGTAGGGCCTCTGCGGCGTGGTTGGTTGATAATCCTCTCGACTCGGTTGAGGAGGCGATTGAACTGGTTCATGGTAAAGATATCCGGTGCACTACTCATGATCTAACTCCTTCATTATTCGGGATTGGGCTATCTCATAATATTCTCGGCTACGCTCCATCCCCACAAACCGCCTACCTAATCGCACTGCCGCAATCCCCGTCGAACCGCTTCCCATGTAGGGGTCGCAAACTAAATCCCCTGGTTTAGTATACTGGTTAATCAATATCTCCATTAGAGCCACTGGCTTCTGTGTGGGGTGTACCCGCCGTTCTCTTTGTTCTGACTCTTTAAGGCACCCCATCCACCTATGGGGTATCAATCGAGCAGCACCACCTACGTTAGTCCATATCAATTCGCAGTCGGATTGATCGTTGAATCCCCACTCTCGCTTGCTTGTTAGTCCATTCAGTTTATCCCAGACTACCCAACCCCCAGAGACAGGTAGCCTAGGGGCAAAATAATTAGCTCCAAACAAGACCACTACGGGGTAGCCTAACAAGTGAGTAGGGTCAAACGGCTCTTGGTCTCCGATGATCAGAGGGTAATTATTACCTAGAGCCCCATTCCAATGAGGGCCTCTACCACTAGCCCTATAACTGGTATTGACTTTGATACCGTAAGGTGGGTCGCTGATGATAGCCTTGATTCCCTTGATATGGGGTAATACCAGCTTACAATCACCACGGTAGAGTTTATACATTGGACAGACTCGCTAGTTTTCGATCACACTCCAAGACCCTTGCTTGGAGGCCTTCCAGTCGTCGCCGCATACCTCGCAGATTCAGTTCCGCCGATTCCATTCTTAGCTTGTTATCCGTGTCCCTGTATCGCACCTTCTCGAAGAGGGGCAAAGACCTTTGAAGACCCCATTCCTCCAATGCTTGTATATGGACCTTTAGGCCTTCGGCTTCCTTCCAGTCCCGTAGCCTACGCTCTGTCCAATACTGGATCTTGAGCTGCGTGAGTTTCTTCTCATCCTCGGGGGGCGGTATCTCGGGGCCTTGATAGCTCGTTGTTGCATATCGCCAGCCGTCGGGGAAGAGCACGCGGGTATAGGCGGGGAACTTCGCGTCAACGTCCTCTAGTTCCACTGGAATCGGTTCTCCGTGGACCTTACAGAAGTTGTCGTAGTAGGCCTTCCAATCCAATACTGCTCGGTTGAGTTCAACCTCTACCAATTCACTACCGGGTATCATGGTAATCGTCTCAACTTTCGCTTCACTTTATGGTTACGACATTCGCCAACCCTTACCCCCAAACAATCTACAAAGCGCAGCCCGTAGCGAGTTTGCTCAACCCACTCTTGCACGATAGGTGTAGCTACCGACTGCCCACGGGGGTGATGAGTGGCTCGGCTAGCCGCTACTCGCTGACGCCATTTACGTCGGTTCTTCTTTCGACAATACACTCTAGGCCGCTCCTGCTCTAGGCCTTCGGGCCTTCTTCACCAAACCGTAGTAACAAAGCACCGCTGAGTCCAGCTCGTCGGGGCTATGGCCTATCATGTCCACCATCGTCTTGACTGTGCTGCTCTCGGAGGTTGGGGGTTTATGCTTTGGAGGTAACCACAATCGCCCTTCCTTGTCGTACAATTTAGGTATGACTCGCATCTGATCCATGAGGTCAACCATCTCTTCGGGGATACCGAAGCCTGCTTCATTCCTCGCAGGGTCTAGGACGTTCGACAAGAGGCCGTACATCTCAGCACGCCTATTGAAATAAGTATACCTCTCTTCGTCTTCCAGCTTCCGAGTTTCCAACGTAGTCAACCCCCGCTTCTTCTCAGGGGTCACAGTTTCCCCAAAGCCCACAGTCCTTACAGCGTAGCCCTCTCGCCGCATAATGTCTGCGTGTTCCTTACCTCCTCCCCCTCGGTCAAATAGTACGTTCACAGGGTCCACCTTGTATTCCTGGAGAAGAGCAATCGTGTCTCCGACGATCACCGACGTATCCGCCGTGCGCTTTACGATCTGCTTGATGAAGCCTAGGGAATCCCCTACTGTCCAAACCGTATTGTCGCCCCCTTCGGCCGGGTCTACACCAATCGCTCGTCCAGCTCGATGGCCATACAATAGTCGCAAAGCCTTCGCCCGCTCGTTAGCCCGGGTTAGCCGCTCTAGAGGATATAGCTTGATCTCGTCACCTTCATAGAAATCAGCGTCATGGCTTACGCACTTCTGGATCGGGTCCCAGAGGACTAGTTCCTTCTTGTACTGCTTGTAGCTCTTGACCCCAGGAATGATGATCTCATCCGTAGCCTTAGAGCCCTTCGCCTCTTGGATCATCCCTAAGCGTACGTTGGGGCTATCCTTGGCTCGTATCCGAATCACCCGCCGATAGTAGCCTGAGCCGTCCTCTCTTGGTAAGTTTCCTCCAGGAATCTTGTTGGCGATATCTCCCTTAACTGCTTTGTAGAAGAAGTTGGTACAAGGCCAGGTATTCCCAATAATCAGAATCCGGTTAGCCCAAGTACGTCCCATAGTGTAAAATGCATTGTTGACGCTACTCGCTTCATCGACTACAAAGAGGGTCCTAGGCACACCATCGCCAGTATTAGCAATATGGTGGCCCTGCATTGCTGCAATAGTCTGATCGTTCGCTACCAACCCCGTTATATAGCTCAAGGGGCATTTAGCCCCCTCTACGATCTTGGTGATATTATGATGGTTTAGGACTAGAGGCCCCCCGTGCTTCCAATCCAGGTTGTATTTACACCTACGAATGCAATCCCCGATCTCACCCCAGAGTACCCGTAGATGGTCATCCTTAGCAGAGGTGGTTACAATCCTACAAGGATGGCGAGTCAAGAAGAACCAAACCACTGCGTAGCCGGCAATGAAATCCTTACCAAGCATATTGCCGGCTGGAACCACCGTTTCGTCGTCGTCTCGGAGGGAGTAGAGTATGTCTTTCTGAGGCCCGTAGAAGAGGGTATCAGGCCAGCCCCATTCGGCTAGAGCGATTGGGTCAATCCCCGTGAAGTTCATTACTCACCTTATATATCTCACGTAGAAATGATAGACCCTGTTCCTTCAGCTGCCTGGTCCGCTCCCGCGTTAGGCCTAGTTCCTTACCAGCACTAACCAGCGTGTCTTCTTTGAGGAAGTAGGTCGTGATGACTACCCGGAGCCTATAGGGTAATTGAGCTACGTGTTCTCGCAGCTGCTCGATTTCATCTGGGTCGTATGGGGATTCGTAAACCGGGGCTTCTTGATCGTCCCAATCGCTTAGGGGTTGGGTAAGGTAGAACACCCCCTTCATCTTAGGAATTTGAGGGACACGAATCAGGTCGCTGTAGTACATCGCTCGAAGGATATGGCCCTTGATATAGAACGTGATGTAGGTAGTCCAATTTCCCTTTGAGGCCCGATACTTCTTCGAGCGAATCCCGTCGCAGATACCCTCGATGCCTGCTAGGATTAGCTCGTGGATTAGATTGACATCCCTACCCCGACGGGCCCTAGCAGCTAACCTCGCAGCGTGATGAACGGCCATACCGGCTACGGACCAATAGAGTCGTTCATAGGCCTCTTGATCCCCCTTCGTAGCACGCTTGTAGATAGCCGTCACTTCCTTTTGAGGAATCGGCTTGTAGTGCTTCTTGATGTCCTGGAGGAGAGTGTCGATCATTGGCCTTGTTCCTTTAGTAGCCGCTGTTCGATTGGGTCTACGTCGATAATCTTGGAGTGATCGCGGTAGAGGGCGTCGAAGTCGATAGTGAGCTTGGTCTCATTCTTCTGCGCCTCAAAGAGGCCCTTATGCCTCATCGCCAAGTCCAGGGCCGCTGCTAGAGGCATCAGCCTAACCTCTGTCTCCAGTATCTCCACGACGGTACCATCATCCTCAGTATACCGCCGCGATATTTTCTGCTTAAATCCATCAATTGCCGCTGCTTCTCTTGGATCCAAATTCAGTAGATGCTGAGGATCAATAACCCCGTCCTCAGTGAGCAACTTCAAAGCATCCCTGGTTACGCAAGCCCATAGTCTCCAGATAATCTCGTGTCGCTGAATCTCAAACTGTTCGCGGTCTTTCTTCTGGAAAAACTCAATAGCAAGTTTCACGTTTGGACTGGCTAATAACTTGCTAGCCGCCACTGCTGAAGTGCGTTTGGAATAACCAGCTTTAACAGCAGACTCAGCACCCTTACCACTGAGTAAATATTCCAATACAAAACGGCTTTGGCGATCAGTCAATTGTAGATCATTCATTAACCAACATTACCTCCTTCCCACTATATACTAGTCAAGTGAAACTTTCCCAAATCAGGTCGCAAGCGGTCAACAGGTAGCGGTAGAGGTTCTACTACCCACAGGGATTCCACATGACCTCAAATCCCTCAAAGAATCGGGGTGTATGTAAATCCTCCCGAAGACAATGAAGATAGCGGGCTGATCGGTGGTTACGCTTCTACCAAACCCTAATTGCTTGGCCCACACCTCATCGCTCTCTTCGTACTCCACGAATCGATCTGGGGGGAACTCCCACCGTGTAGCATATCGCGGTAGGTTGGGATCAGTAAACACTGGGATAGATAATAAGCTCATCATTTCGCTCCTAAGGTACAAGCACCAGAATCATAGCTCTCCTGCGACTCATTCCTGCGCGTCGCAGAAACCGATAGTCGTTGAGAAGTATTATAGCCACCCGGCGCATTAACAACGTCTCGGCACTACTACTACTCCCAACCCAAGACGTTACTACCAAGTAACTATAAACCGCAAGGAAGGGGAAGACACTACTATACCAAATACCTAGGCAATCGCTCCTAACAAACTGTAGGTAAGCATCCAGTAGGTCATTCCCCTTCCTAACGATCATGGCTACAACTCCTCCGCGAAAAGAGTCAAGAATAGCTTCTTGAATCGAGCGGTAGTGTGTTCGCAACAACTCTGGAGGTCCATGATACGTTTCATCTCACGCCGTACCAGCTCCTTGGAGGCGTACCAGCCATCATCGGTCTCAATCAGATCCATCTTCACAGGGGCGATTTCATAATCAAAATGAGCCCAATTCCACTGAGGGATGGGGCATAATTCCCAGACGTTAGTACAGCCCTTCTCCCGGCATCGAATCTTCTTGCCGTCCAAGAAGGCCTGCATCACTACAATCTTCTCCGAGGTCCTGAGATTGCTACGGCCCTTCTCTGACATCATTTCGCTCCTTAGGGTAATTCAGGTAATTCCCGTATCATCGGGGCCAAAGTAGCCTCACTCGAAGGGTACTCATGACCGTTGAGACAAATGTCGACACCATTCCTATTCCGACTGACTCCTATTTCGCCGCACTTAGGGCAAAAGCCATAAGGGTTTCGCATCATACCCTTAGGCTCTGTCTTCTTCCGCTCAGCTGCTACCTCTTGGGTCATCTTCGCTAATTCTACGCTCAGCAGCGTGGTCTCAACCCGCGTTCGATCCGTGAGGGCTACCAGGTATTCTCTCGCCGCTCGGAGAGTCTCCCGAACCGTAACCCGTGTATCGCTATCCAGTTCCATCAATTTCTCCTTCTCCTATTTGCCTAATACGGGAATAGATTATACTTAGTCTCGGGAAAATATTATTACTTAATTACTATATATAGTAATTAAGTAAAGGCCAATATGGAAAAATCAACTTCCAAAGGCCTTAACAAACTCTCGGAAGGCTCGGTTAGCCCTTTCCCTCTCTCCCAGAACGGAATGTACTTGATTTCCTGATTGGTAAGTCTAGCCATTGCTTCGCTCCTTGACTACGCTATTGTAAAGAACCTGTAAACGCTCGGTCAATCTCCAACGCTCCCCGCCTACCACTCCCTTCACGACGAGTTTGAAGGGTTCTACGACTCCGATTCGCTTGAGGAATAGAAGTAGCTTTCGGCACTCGGCCATTCCTAGCGATATCTCCCCCGATATTGTTTTGCTCTGTACTCCTGCCTCCCCACGAGCATCAATAGAGCGCACTATGTCTAAGGTTCTCCCTCGGGCCGTATCCAGAGCCACTCGACGTACCCGATTCAAAACCTCCTCATCCACTTCGCTCTTATTGAATACAAACGCTAAGCACTTGGCTAACCTTACGTGCTGACTAACCAGTCGGGCCCCGAATTCCCTCTCAGCGTTCTCCTCCTGATGCTCCGACGGTCTTGCCCTTAGGTAAGCCACGAGTAGGCCCATCTGAACTATCGCCCGTTTGGCTGAGGTAGGTGTGTCAATCGCTTCGAGTCCCTTGGCAGCGTTCTGCCGTAGGTGATCAATATACCCTCCAGTAAGGCTCATGGCCTTCGCCAACTCGGGCTCATATTGAGTCTCGGCTTTCCCGTTCGCCTCTATGGCTAGGTTCCGCTCGGCTCGGTTGACTACCCGCCAAAGAATCTCCTCCTCCAAGTCGTAATCGATCTGTTCCATGATCACGCAATCTAGGAACCGTTCGCCTAGCTCCGACGAATCGATTGACCGGAGGGAAGAAGTCCCCGCGAGAATCCAGGTCATGCGCACGCCTTCATAGTCCCGGCTTATGGCGTTACGGTAGTGGGTCCGCGAAACCGAATCGTAGAGGTCGCGGGCCTCACTTAGTATTTGGCCCAGATTGGGAGATTGAAGAAGCGTATCACCGTCTTTGGTCACTAGGGTCTTTCCCCGTAGCTGGCTAATCAAAGACACATCCCCGTCGTCTCCCCCACCTTCCATCTTGAAACCGCTATGGAATCCCCGAATCGTACTCTTGGCTAGTACATATTCGGTATTCACCGAAAGGGCTTCACACAATGTCGATTTTCCACACGCTGCTGGGCCAATTACCTTAATCCAGAGTTGGTCGCCAATCGCCTTCGTAGAGGCTACCGCCGCCAACATCGTAGCAAGAGCGTGGTCTAGACCTTCTGTCCATCGTAGGGCTTTCCTCCAGGAGTTAATTAGCTCACGGTAGCTACAGCAGGGAGTAAGAGCTAGGCCGGGCCGAGAGGGACGGCTAGCAGGCGTTTTTACCCACTCCTCAGGCACGGGCTCTAGAAGGTCCAGCAGCTTCTTTAGCGCAAATAAACGCTGGGCTACGGTGCGTAGGTTTGATTCGGGAAGGGTATCGCTAGGAGCAATAGGCACGGTGACCTCCGGGAGCATCAAGTAATCGTAGTGGAATCCCTAATTATAGGGGTCAAAACGGGGGTAGTGCCGACGCTCGAAGCCGTCCGTCACAAAAATCAAGCCAAAGGTCATGAGTCCCTTGCCGGATTATCTTGGAGGCAAATTGTATATCCCGTTTGCTCCAAGTACGGGCCGCTGGATGAGGCATATAAATTGTTCGGTATTCCAAATTCAGATTCCTTATCTGGTCATAGGTGCTTTGGGCTATTCGACCGCAAACGAGTAGCAATTCAAACGGATACAACAGCAGTAGGTTCTCGCGGGTCCAATCGGTTTCGGGCTTGCCTTTATCTCGGGCAGACTTAACCAATTGAGGACAAGTATTCGTTACGAGTAAGTCAGAATGCCCTATGAGTTTGTAGAGCATCTTACCGCTCTTGTTCTCGGGGTTAATACGGAAGCATCGAGGGGCTTCAGCAAGGTAGTTAGGGTTGGCCATTGAGGTCTTCATTCGCCAATCCCACATCACATCGAGTAGTGCAACAACCTTAGTCACTGGAATTCCGGCCTTACGTATTACCATTGGCTTAGAACATCCCGTACATCGAAGCCTGACTTGAGTTTCGGATCGTAGTAGCTTTCGCCCCCACTACCCCAATGAAGGTAGTTAATGACTGCCGGAGGCTTAGAGTAGCTCGTAAGCAATCCCACTACCCGCCGTAGCCCCAAGAGGGCTCCTGGAGGAATGAGAGCCCCGGTGGTTTTGTTCAGGGCCGGAAGGTCGTTGTCGAACATTAAGTTGACTGTCTTCCCCGAGAAGAGGCTACACCACTGCTCGCGGAAAGAAGTACATCCCGGGATAGCAATCACGTTAGCCTCTGATAACATGTTACGGTTACTAGCCGTCTCCCGAGGCATACCGTTCTCGTCCCAACGCCCTCGCTTCATCGTCTCCCATAAGGCCATACCATCCCAGGGACCCTCGCAAAGGTAGACGGTCGGCTTATCCGGGTCGTAGAGGCTCATCCCGAAGATACCATGAGGCAATCCGGTAGTGCCGAGGGGCCGCTTCTTCCCGCCCGCTCGAACATAGCGGTAGAGCTGGCGCACCTTCCCCGCCGTATTGTAGCCGGGAATCATCCAGCAATTACGGTAGGGAGAGTAACAACACCCCCACTCCATGATCGTATCGGGCATAAGCCCTCTATCAACCGCTAGAGAGTTGTAGTCAGAAGTACGGGAATCAAGAGACTCCCATAACTTCTCGATGAATACCTCTGCGTTACCTCCTCCCTTCTCGTTTCCGACGGCGCAAGAAAGACAACGGAACATGCCTTTCTTCTCGTTGACCGAGAACTTTGAACCGCCGCAGAATAGACATAATCCAACATGCTCTTCGCCGGATTGGGAATCGAAAGTAACACCTTGGCATAGGTAAGGGTCCAGTAGGGATTTCTCAGCCATTACGCCTCCTAGAGGGTATCACTAGTGGGTGGTGTTCGAGGTTCAGCCTTCAGTGAATTGTCAGTTGTCAAGGTTTCTGACTCAAGCACGGCACGCTCGGCTGCGCGGTCACGGTTCTCCTCCGCAGCCAACGTGTCGGTGTACCGATCAGGGTATCGCTGCCGTAGCTTGGCGATGTTAGCAGCCATGACCTCGCCCATATCAAAACCGAGAGCGTTACACATCTCAGCCGTGTACCAAAGGAGGTCACCTAGTTCCTCCTTCACATTGACAAGGTCCAGAGGCTTCCCGTAGTATATCCACCGCTCGATGGCTGCCGAGATTTCTCCCGCCTCCCCGGAGATTCCCATAGCCGCGTGGTTGGCTCGAATCGGGATGAGTTTGTTTTGGACCAACTCATCGTGACAATCGTAAGGCCGAAAGGCCATCATCCGATCACGAGCAGCCCATTGATCACACTCGGTACGTGACGCCAGTTGTTGATACTCTCTTGGATCCATTAGTAGCTCCTTTAGTCAATATGCTTCCAGGTTTTTCGTCGAACAATTGCACTAATAAGAGTTTGGTTTACGCCATACTCGTCAGCGAGTCGTTGTTGAGAATACTTTCTGGGCTTATATTTCCTCCTAATGGTCTTGATGTCTTCGCTGGTTAGTTTAGCCATTGGCTGACTTTCGCCCTTGAGTGAACGGCCTTTAGCAACCATGTCGTCCATATTATCCTGGAGAGTACCCAAGAACCCCTCTGGTATGGGTCCGAAGTGTATCTCCCAACTAATACGGTGGGCCAAATACTCTCCACTGCTTACGGATAGCATACCATAGTCACAGGCCCCGTGATTAGAATCAAACAACCAGCACCCATCGACCTGTTTCTTAACTTTAGCCCAAAATCTTATGTCTCTGGATTTTGGAGGTCTTCCCCGGCTAGTACCCATACCTAACCTCCCAGAAAACAGTGTTATGACCGGGGACAGTTCCCCAACAAGTCGAAAACGCAGAGAACTCAACGACATGGCCAGGATACTCCTCCAGGAGATACTCTAGCCATTGATAGCTTAGGTCATTCATCGACCGTTGAACTAATAGTTTAGCCGCTAGGCCCCGGAGGCTTATAGGCCGCTTCCGTAAGGCCTTTCGCATCGGCATACTCCAGCAGTTCCGGGCTCCATAGAACTCCCAGCCCCAAACACCCTCCATGACTTCACCTTGGAGTACATTAAGGTGGTGGGGGGCCATTGCGCTGATGTAGACCTTCTCCCCGAGGGACTGCGCGGCGTACCACTTGACGGGTACCTTCTTATGACAAACGTCGTACCACGTAGGCCCTCCTGCCCGACGGTTACGGATATGGTAGCGTTGATCCAGGCCCATACGTAACCAGGGCCTATCCTCTAGCCACTCATCGAGGGTATTCCAAGTAGGAGAGTGATTACCGAATTCAGAGGCTTTGTACCGCAACACGAAGTCTCGCTTTGATAGTACCGGCTCATGCATTCTTGACCTCCCACTTAGCTTGACGACGGGTAATCCATTGACGGCAAGCCATTCGCCAATCACTCGCGTGAATGGACTCTACCCACTTGAGAGCCTCTTGATAGCTCCGCTCCTTGTGAGCTCGAAAAGCCAAGGCCATCGGAAGGGCTACGTTGGGAAAGAACGGATTGCTCCAAACAGTAGGGAGTAAGTCGTTCAAACCGTTCCCGTAGCCTAGATGAACAAACATATTGCATTCGACGTCAAAGCGGTCAGGGTCAAGCACCATCGGGTAGGGGTAAACATTGTCGCGGTACTCTCGATTGTAAGTAGCTTCTAGCCACTTCGCTGGTGTCCACCGTTCCGTGTAAACGTGAAGGTTGTTCGTGAATTGGTAGTATCTCCCGACGGATACCCCAATTCGGGCTGCGAGATACTCCTGGAGAACGGAGAAGTGAACGACGTTTGCCCCAAGCATCCCCCAGATCATGTCATTGGATCGGTTACACACCGTCATGTCGAGAAACTTGGTGTAGACGGCCGTGCCTTGTTCTGAGAATCCGTCGGGCTCTATGGTGAGGGCCTCTCTAATGGCGAAGTAGGCCTGTGTATTACATGGCACATCCTTCCCGCCGTTGACGGCTTTGTAGGGGTCGCTCCAATTGGATCCATTAGTAAGCAGGCCAGGGTGAGGAGGTTCTACAGTAGCATCCCACATCTGGAGCACTACCCGTCGGCTAGTTGGGGTTTTCTTGAGTTCCTCTACGATAGCATCGAGTTGATCGTAGCCGAACCACTTGCGCCAACGGTAGCCGTAGGCTCCGTGGAACACTTCTTGGTCGTCGCTGAACTCCGTCATCTTGGAGTTATACCAAGCCAGAGGGGTCACATCTCGACGGCCTGCGAGCATCCAGAGGGCTTCGTACAGGTGGAAGAACGGGTTGCAGTCCCGGGCTTCATTGAACAAAACCCGCTCACACGGATTCCGGTAGGTGACCAAAACCGGCTCGGTGATCTGAATCACATCCCCGTATCGGCTTGGTGTTTTCCGGGTAGGGAGGAGGCCGTTGTGAAGGTCTTTAACAAGGCCATAGAATGCGTCATTCACGTTCCGATAAGAGGCTTCCATTGAGATTCTCCGAAAATAGTTGCCGACGTAAAGTGTTGCCGTATACCCTATTATAAATACCCCGGAAAATTCTTGAAAATTTTCCCAATCTCCCTCTTGACTTTAGCCGATACCTGGTATAGATTAGTCGTAGCGGTTGGGGAGGCCCCGACCGAAGAAACCTTTTAGGAGCGAAACGATGAAAGCTGTTGAGACCACCGACGTAGCCGAAACCGAAGTTGCCGCCCCCAAGGCCCCCAAGGCCAAGAAGGCTTCCGCCCAAAAGGCCATGGCCGACGCTGCGAAGGCCGCGAAGGCGAAGGCAGCGAAGAAGGCCCCGGTCAAGAAGGCTCCCGCTGCGAAGGCCGAGAAGGTTCCCGCCGCGAAGAAAGACGGGTTGCGCAAGCCGCAACTCCGCATCCTCCAGGCTCTCGCCTCTACCAAAGCCGTCGGCATGACCCGGGGCGAGATTGCCGCGAAGGCCCCGGTTGACGTAGCCGGTTGCACCGAGTGGATCGGCTCCAGCGATGCGGCGAAGAGGGCCGCGAACGACGCCAAGCACTTCCCGTCCCTGATCACGCTCGGTTTCGTCAAGTTGGGTACTCCTGCCGAGGGCGGGGCCGACTACTACTCCATCACCGCTGCCGGCCGCAAAGAGGCCGCGAAGGGCTAACCCGCCGCCGTCAATCCCGTCTCCCTAGAGCCGCTCAATGCGGCTCTTTTCGTTGGTAGATGGCCGTAGAGGCCGCGTGGTGCTCTCGGGCCCACCCAGCTAGCCGGTAGCCCTCTACGTCGAACTCATCCCAATAGGCATTCAAATCGGGTTCTTCTAGGCCGTAGCTCCGATAATTCAAGTGTAGCTTCGAGCAAGCTACGTCGGTGAAGATCAACCACTGGCATTTGACAATCGCTAGGGCCTCTTCCAATTCCTTCCGCTTGAGGGTAGTCAGTGTGTTGAAATCGGCTACCAATAGGTCAACCCGGTAGCCCCGCTTACTCCCATCGAACATCCCACAATACACATTCGTCAGCGAGTCCCGGAAGGCCGTGTTGTACGTCGATGGATCGGCTTCGTAGCCCGTGATCGCAACCTTGGGGTATCTCCTCCGTAGCTCTTTGGCCCATCCACCTAGGCCGTAGCGGATGTCTAGAACCGTCTTGGGAGTCTTCGGCAGTAACTCCAAGCAGCCAGCGAAGGCCTTAACATTCTTCGCTAGGTCTTTGCTTCGGATGAGTATGGCGGGGGTGCTTGAATTCATGGTCATGAGTTTACCCTATGTTCCAGAAGAGGGTTGCGCCTTTCCATTCTCGACGGCTACGTAGCCACCATTGAAAGGCTTTGAGGTCGTAATATTCGTTGCAAGGCCAAGGGGGTTTCTCGGCTCCCTTGGCTTTGTCTTTGTAGCTATACTTCTCGTCAACTACGGCTACAAATAAGCCACTTATCCCCGTCTTATCTCGCAGGTACCTTAACACCTGATCATGAGAGCGGGAGTAACCTAGGTGGATGATAAACGTAGGCCGTACTATCCAAGGGTACTTAGCCAAAAAACCAGCGATAACTCCCGCCGCAATCGTGCCACTACTGGCCGGGATAATCACTTGATCGAACCGTCGGCTAGCCGGTACTTCCTTGGCTGTCTCAACTACCGACTCCTCCAGCTTGAGGGCGTTAGGCATCATGTAGCCACCCAACTCCTCCATACGCTTCTTAGCGGCGTGGTAAAGAATACAGGACCGCCCAGCCGGAAGTCCTGCCAGCTCGGCCCCTAGGCTCTGAGCCTTTAGTTGAGGTTCCCTCATGGCCCAATCGTGCTTGTAGACCGGGTAAAAGTCGATGCACTTCTTCCCGAGAATCTGGCAGGCTCGGGCTACGGCCCACCCGGCTTGGCTATGGTACGTGTCGAGGGCCCCGATAATCCTTTCGGGCCGAGACTTGACCCGGGCGTACACTCCCCGGGTCTTACTGAACGGAGGGCCGGGGAACGGGCAGGCTAAGTCTTCTCGCTTCACCCAAAGACCGTACTCCTCCCGGTAATCCTCCACGGGGGTACCTTCCCGGAGCATGCCTTCGGCTACGATCCGCCCTAATTTGCTCACCTACACACCTCCCTTCACGTTCTGAAGCCCCCGAAGCACCGCCCTAGTAACCGGGCAGCCTTCGTAGCGGCGCAATCCTAGGCCTATCTCGTGCGTATCCTTGCCGAGAGGGTAGTGCCCCCCTAGGTGAGACTTCCACTTGCAGAATATCGTCTCCGTCTCTTGGACATTCAGAGGCCGGTCATAGAGCGGGGGAGCCCGCCGCTTACCCATCGCCCGAAGAACGAATTGGTGGGCTAACGTCATACGGTTTAGGGGTGACTCGATGAAGGGTATGAGCCGATATTGTTCGCAAGTAGCCATAGCCCCTTTCTTGGAGCTATCGAACATATGTACCAGCTCATCTTCGGTGAACTCGACGAAGGCTATCCCTAGCCGGTCAATCATATCGGGCACTTTCCACTTGACCCATTCCCCGAAGCCGTAGAGGTTCTTCACTCTAGCCATCATAACCGCAGCCGTCGGCTTACCATCCAAGAGGTAATCCATCAACTGAGTAGGCTCGGGAAAGGTAGCCCGCAACCGTCGAATCGACTCGATGGCTAGGGCCCCTCGGAAGTGCCGACGTTCTGTCCCTCGGGGGTAGTCAGTACCGCCTAGGGCTATGGTAGTCATCGTGGACCAGAACTTCTTCGGGCCCTTACCCACTATCCAACAAGCTAGTCCTGCGTGGTAGTAGCACCAATAGGCTATCAGCCAACGGATAAGGGTAGGCCGGTCCATACCCGAATGAAGCAGGGCTACGTACAACGGGTCAAGGTCTTCAGAGTCAAGTAGCTTCCGCCCAAACTCGACAATACCCATCGGTTCAAATACCACGGAACATCTCCTTGCGGAAGTCGGCCATGGTGAGGGCTCGGGCCTCTCCCGCGAGAGTATCCCCGCAGCGTGGCTGCCCGCCGTTCTCTGACGCGCAATAGAGGCATCCTGACGGTGGGCAAGAGGATAGGGGCCTGAACCGTTTACCGGAGCGTATGTACACCGGGACGGCGTGCCCGTGGCATTGAGCGGAGGTCGTAACCTCCCGGCCGATACTCACACCGGTTTTGTCGATGATCTCCCCGGCTTCGTTTCGCTCATAACGGTACTCATAACAGACCGAGTAGGTCAAGCCTAGCCGCTTGGCTTCGGCTGCGTAGAGGTCGTGAGCCTGTAGCCGGTACTCCTCCACGATGGTTCGTTGTCCACCAATGTTTTCCTGGAAGAGAGAAGCGAAGGCCAAGCCACGATCACCGAACCGCTTGATCATTCTCTCGACCATCGCGGGGGCCCAAGAGTAACCGGCCTCAACAAACTTCACGATGACGTGGTCGGCTCCAGCCTTCCGTAGCCGTCGGAACAACTCGATGATCTGCTCGTTGCTGGTTACCCCTGCGACAACCGGATTGACTTGGATTGAGACGTAGATGCCATGCTTCTTGAGCCGTCGAATATCTGCGAAGTGACCTTCCAAGTCCATCGCCCCGGGGGATAGCTTCTGCCAATCCTCCTGCGACGGTGTGTTGATAGACTTCTGCGCGTAGCTATGGGGGTTCTTCTTCAAGAGGTCGATAGCCCAAGCAGGGTATTTCAACCGGCTGAGGAAGAAGATAGGCAACCCAACCTCAACGCACGCCTCCGCAGCCGACTGGCTATTGTGATAAATCTCCTCCAGGGGCAAGAATGGGTCCGTGAATGATGAGAAGTAGACCGCCGCCCCTCGCTGGACCGTAGCCAACATCCCTCGCACCTGCTCCCCGTAATTCATCGGGACGGTAATGAGGCCAGTCCCACGGTACCCGCGAAACCCCGAGTTCACGTAGCAATTGTGGACTAAGATACCTTGATGGTAGAAATTACCCGTTTCCGTTTCGATGTCGTAGACCCGAACTTTGCCTTGAACTCGGGTGATTTTCTCGACATAAGGATACCTAATCTTTCTAGGGTCTTTTGATCGAATACGATTATTCGATAGCCTAAACTCCTGGCCAGTCGAATTTTCTCGCGGTCTGCTTCGGAAAAATACCCCTTGACTTCTACGTAAGCCCCGTGGGGTTGTAGTTTGAAATCTGGTAAGTAGGCCGAACCATTCGGCAACGAAATAGCCAAGGGCTCGTAATCCCAATCGTACCCAGCTTTCTCGAAGTATTGGGCTGTCAATACTTCCCAAGTTGACCTCATGCGAAATGTTCGGCCCTTGCGGTCGGTGAAAGCTTGACGCTTGGATAGTCGAAACCCCGATATCCCGTTGCGGACAGCTTCGGCTCTTGCCAATCGAAAAGCCGGCGATTTCGGACCCTTGGCCCGCTGAGACATACTGTCTCGATGGGCTAGGGCGTGAGCACTCATCCTGGCCCGCGTCACCGCCGATTTGGGTTTGCCTTTGAGAACTGAAGATTTTCCCCGACATAATTTGCCGTTCGCAGACCGTACTTTCAGCAAGCAAGAGTCGCACACTAGCCGATTCTGAGGGATTGTGTTTTGGCAATCTCGACATTGAGGCATCTTCTAACTCCTCGCCATATTGTAAACTTTCAGCCGAAACCCAGCCCCGGCTTCTTGAATATACTGGGTGATCTCCCGTCATTTGTAACTCTCGGCCGTCGGATAAGGTAATGACTACTAGTCCTTCAGGTTTCCAGTGACTACTAGTACCTAATACCCTAACCGCTCTTCTATCTTCAATGGTACGTCCGTAGACCCAATCACCTACCTGAAATTGATCAATAGGCTTTGGTCCACTAGGGGTATCTACCATCCCCCCTTTTGGCAAAGAAAAGGCGCAGCCAACCATACACCAGCCACCGTAAGGCTCAGTCAATATCGCTTCGGTGAAACAGGGACGGGGCCGTGTACCCTTCGGCTCGTGGAGGCCTTTGTACCAACCCTGAAGTGGCTTGGCCTTCTCGATGCGCGTATGCGGGTAGGGCTCCAGGTAGGCCTTGACAACCTTGCGGTTCTCCTCCTTGGCGTTACGGGTCATCCCAATCTTGAGGCTACGCACCTTCACCTTCCGGCCAAACACCTCATCGTACTCTAGCCGAATTGGGCCGAGATTCTCGCGGGGCTCGGGCCGCATGAAGAAATTATAGTTGGTAGCCGCTGTGTTGTCGTCGTCTCCGACGGTCTGAATCGTAATCCAACTCTGAGACATAGCACCTCCTACGCGTGCAGCTGTAGTAACTTGAGAATAGTCCCGGGAGCCTGACGGGCACTTACCCGTCGGCAATCGACTCCCAGAGCTAACAATTTTACCCGCGAACGCTCGATGACCGCTACCCGGTTCCGAGTATTCGCTTCATTGAGGGGCTTTTCGTTGCCGGCTTCCTCCCGACGTTTCTTGATCTGAGCAATACACTGCTCGACGGGCGTAGTCAAGTACAGTACGTGAACGTCGTCCAACTGGGAGGTCCACTTCACATCTTCGGAGAGCAGTAGCCCTTCGCAGAGGATATGAGAGCATTGAGGCAATACCATTTGGATTACCTCAAAGACCTGACGAGCACTACCGATGTTATCACATCCTCCACAGGTAGCCTCATAGTGACCTAGAACAGTTGTCATCCCGTAGTGATACCATAATGGATTCTTCCTACCTCGGGTGAAAACCTCTAGGGTACGTTCTCCCAGGGCCCTCATCACCTCCCGCATCACCCAGGTCTTACCTGAGCCGCTGGTTCCGCGTACTTGGACAATCATAGGTTCCTCCAATGAAAGGTGGAGAGTCGGCATACTCGTTCTCGGTTACAACATGACGGTCGCCAGCTCTCCGCCATCATTTCTAGTAAAGGTGGAGGACGGCATACCCCTAATCGGTTACATTTGGGCATTCGCCGGTCCTCCACTATTGTATTAAGCTATCCATTCCCGGGGTCGGTTACAAGGAAAGAATCAGATAGCTATTGATTTGGGCCTAGTAAATTCATACTCGGTTACATGCGGGTTCTCACTAGGCTTTGTACGGTTGGAATGGAGTATTAGTCCATTCGAGCCAGAGGTTCTTGAGGATTAACTTGGTAGCGAGCAACATCCCATGCTTGTGGGCGTGGCCGCATTTCTCCCCGATACCTCCGCACGTTAGGCATTTCTTCTTGGCATGGTTCTTACCCTTACATTTGTCGCAGGGCTTCCACTCCCACTCTGGGTGAGTCTGCCGGGCTCGAATCTTCGCTTCAAGCCAACGGCTACGGTAGATGCCAGAACCGTTCTGCTTGATAAGGTTCTCCCCGATGATGTAGGACACGCTACGTCGGCGGGGAGGATAACCAAAGTTGGTCCAATCTTCGGCCGTTAGCTTCTGGAGGCCCTTCTTGTTACCTGCTCGGCTTTTCCAAGAGGCCCCCATCAGGGTTTCCTCCCCCTTCGTAAATGGAGCACACCCTAGCCGTTTCCAAACCTTCGCGGGATTGGGGTAGTTATTCAAGTCACCCGTCTCCCCAATAATGACGGCTAGGGACATCAGGCCGAATCCGGCTTGATTGGGCTCAGCTACCCAAGAGGCCACCGGAAGAGTCTTGACCAGGGCTAGCATTTCCTTCTCAAAGATATCCTGTTGGGTATCGTAGCCATCGACGGCTATGTTAGTCGTGAGGATGATGCTTCGTAGAGGATGCTGTTCCCCGTCAATAACCCCCTTAATTATTCCGGTGGCCTCCTTGAACAGCTTGAGGCGGTCTGCCTCCTTGAGCCCGCTACTATAGCCGAGAGTCCCAGCCACGGTAGCTTGGAGCCGATTGGCTATCATGATTCGGCTCTTGATGACCCACGCCCTCTGCCGTTGGAGGGCTTGTAGTTCCGCCGACACCTCAGCTACGTTACATTCGCTCCTTCGGTTACAATATGGAACTCGTTTAGCTGAGGATGTCGGCTTCTGTTTCTTCTTAGCCATTTGACTCTCCTAGTTAGAAAATACTAGCAGTACCTCGATCGGTTACAAAGACCTTATCGCTAGTAGTTGTTTTGGGCTACCCAACGTTCTATTCGGTTACACGCAGTTTATCAGGTAGCAGTAGTTTGATGCGCCACGGGCATCCTCGGTTGCAAGACGATATTCGGCGCATGATGTTTTGAAAGCCTACCCAATGCCCATGATCGGTTACACCTCTTCGCTCAGGTAGGCTAATGGATTGTTAGTTGCGGCTGGCTGTAGCCAGTTTGGGGAGGCTCTTGACCGAGGACTCGGCCTTGCGTCGGATGTTGATGAGCTGCTTCTGCGAGAAGACATCCTTGACCTTCTTACCAGCTGGAACCTTCCCGTCGATGAGACTCAGCATCACGTAGTTGACTCGGTGGCCGTTGGAGATTGAGAGTTGAGTCTGCATCGCTGCGTTGACTTCTTCTCCGGTCATCCATCCAAGTAGCTTCCCGCCGATGTTGTATTCATAGATAGACTGGGAGGCCTTGATCACGCTGCGGGAGGTTCCCACCGTCGTCTTGGGCGTACAACGCTCCACGTCAGCCCCGGTTACCTTCCGGGTTCGGAGGTTCTCATGGTGACGAGCATCCGAGATCAATTCCCGAATGGCTAGGGTAATCAACAGATGAACGAAGTCATCGAAGTCCGGCAACTCCCGGATAGCCTTCTCAGCCGACGCCACCGCCTTGTCGATGTCGTTGCCATACTTCTTAGCCATCAACTTACAAATTGCCGTTACGTCTTTTGGGTATTCCATCATTTCGCTCCTAGGGGTAAAAATAGGGGTCTAGCAAATATCAAATCGGTTACACAAGGAGTATCGCTCAGGCCCCGTTGTACTTACGTTTCATTCGACCGTCGTTGAGTCGGGCTCTTTCGTACTTGTCCCACTCACAAAGTGAATGCTCTACCTCCCTCATCTCGAAGGTAGGCATATTCTTTAGCTTCCGTCGAACCGTACCCAATAACCCTATTATAATCCCTAGGCAATCTTTCGGGATAGGGGGCGAAGAGGCGTTGTTGCCTTTGGGAAAGTCCCAACCCATAATCCGGTAGAGGCCCCGGATAGCCCCAGGCCCCGGGTTACACCAGGTCGATACATCGGTGGCGTCTTTCAGTACGTCGGTATAGCGGAGGTCACAGACTATCTCGTAAGCCATAAACCCTCCCAGACCTTCGTACTTCGACAACGCACGGTGGGCTTCCTGGAGAGTATTCCAAGAACGGGCTGCTTTGTAGAGGGCCTCACGGTCGTTCCAGACGTTCGTGATTCTCCTACAGATCGCATCTAGCTTCTTCTCCCCGCCTGGGGAGTTGATCATAAAGGCTCCCGTGAATACCTTGCCACCCATATTCCTCACGTGGCCCAAGACACTAAGGGCTAGGTCTTTATCCCATTGAGTCAATAAGTTGTGCTCGATGAGTAGCTCACCCGTCGGAATGTAGTTGAACCAACGGAAAATGACCGTGGCTAGGAGCACCTCGATGTCGTGTTGGTAGGGGTCCCGTATCTGCTCCCGAAACCATTGGGTTGTCTTGTCGTTCTCGCGGTATGGGCAAGTAAAGAAGTTGGATTGGAGAATCTCGTCATCCGTCCAGGGCTTCGGCTTACCCATCCGACGTTTGAGGTATATCTGATGACGCTCCTTGATCCAATAGAGGAACTTGTCGGTTGGGGACAACTTCGCTACCTCTGCGATCTTCATACATGCCTCCAAGACTTCCCAGTTATGACATCCATGACCGTGTAGTAATTCACTTGGAATAGGTTAGCCAGGGCCGTAGCCCCAAAACAGCGATGTCCCCGCGTGTAGTTATTACGAATGTACCTCACGTTCTCCTCAGTGAGCTTAGCAGCTGGCCTAGCCTCCCCTCGATTAGACCTACCCTTAACCACCATATCAGCCATATTAACGGCTTGAGTACCTAGAAACAAATGGTCAGGGTTAACACACTTAGGGTTATCGCATGTATGGCATACGTGAGCCCCTTTAGGTATTACTCCTCGGTGAATCTCGTAAGAGAATCTATGAGCCTTAGTTCTAATACCCTTAACATTGAGAGTGCCGTAGCCACCGCTGAGACTTCCGCACCATTGCCAACAGCCCTTAGAATTTACAACAAATTGGGCGTAGAGTCTGTCCTTAGCGGGGATAGTATTGTCTCTCAGATTCAACATGAGTCGCTCCAGTTATTAGGATGGTAGCTTGTTTCTACTGGGGTGGGAATGCCGAATCTGTCGCCGCTAGAGGCCATCAAATGGTTTAGCTTCTTTATTTTGGGTAAGTTGCCTCGATCTGGTTTGAAAGGAAAATCAAATACCAGCTCATCGTGAACTTGCATGACCATATAGTAGCCCTCTGACCCAGGCCTAGAATTCAAGTCATCAAGATACTTTTGGCAGCTAATCATACTCACCATCATCCACCACATCGCAGAAGACTGAACATGATAGTTCAACGGAATCGTCGGCTTGACGTAGCCGTGGTGAGATCGGGTACAGTAGACGGGATAGCCCCGGTCAGGGTCTACAGTTTTGTCTGGTAGGGTTTCCACATACCCACAATCGTTCGCGTAAGCTACCCACTTGTTGTTCAGTTCCGTGAGATTTGAGAATCGGCTCTTGAGTCGGGCGTGGGAGCCTAGCCGATGGAATGCCCTATCCGCCGTTCCTTCCTTGCCCTCGATTTCCACGGCCCCGTACTGGACCGCAAAACCGCCGTTCTTACACCACTGGTACCAAGAGGAGGCAAACCGCTTCTTACATGTCGGGCCTACCTTCTCTAGGCCTACCTCCTTGAGTACTGACTTCCAGATGTCAGGGTAGACTGTGTGGAAGTTGAGGAGGTGGGTACTACCATAGTAGGGAGCCTCATCGGGCCGCTCAAACAAGTCAATTAGCTCCTGCTCCCCGCTCTCGTAAGCCGGTAGCCGCAACTCAATATTCTTGGCGTCGCAAGACCACCATTCTCTTCCCGGGGCAGGGCCGAAGGCATAGCGGAGGTTGAACCCTTCCTTCTTTGAGATATTCTGTTCGTTGGGGTTGCTACTACTCCACCGTAGGGTATCTGTGCCCGTAGGGTTTAGACTTGGATAGAGCCGCAGCCATTCCTCTCCAACCCATATCCCGAATCTCTCGTAAGAAGTCATATAGGTTAGGGCCGTGTCTCGTTTCCGTTTCGCGGAGAGGTTCCGTACAAACGATAGGGGCTTACCCCTTTCCGGCAGAGCCCCGAGGTAGTGATCGATACATCGAGCATTTAGGCTAGGTACATTGGTCTTCTTACTGACCTCGTAGGGAGGTAGGTTGAGACCGTTCTCGCTGAAGACGAAATTGACTAGGGACTTGTTGTTACCAGATTTGGGTAGGGTTAAATCATAGCCGTAGCCCTCGGCTATCCTCTTGCAGATATTCCCCGCCGTAGCAGACTCCTCACGGTACTCTTTCTGGAGAGAATGGAGCCGCTTCGTATTGACCGTGATGCCGTAGTCTTCCATCTTGTAGATGGTAGGGAGAACCTTCAACCGCTCCCGGTATATCTTGCCGAGGTTCTTCTGCTCAATCAAGGTATCCATCTTAGCCATTAGGGCTAGGGTGGTGGTGCTATCCGAGTTGGCGTAATCTGAGCAAGCCGTCCAATAGGGGTCTGACTCCTCCCGTCCCTCTAGGTGAGCTACGTATCGCGGTAGCCACATGTCATACTTCCAAGTCTCATCCTTGGCACTGGGCATCTCAGGCCGGGGGTCTTTGTCGCTATGCTTCTTGGCTATCCTCCAGGAGAACTTCGGTGACTTCCCTTGGGCTAACCTACGGCAGGCGACAGTAGCCGCTTTCACTTCATCCTCGAATGGCTGGACGTTCACCCGGAGGTAAACCAGAGCCATGGTTGTAAGGTCGTGGGCCTGGTTGCTCCGAAGAAGGTGGCCAGCCATCAAGGTATCCCGTACCTTCGACCAGTCCCAGCGTAGCTTCAGGCCGTAGTCTCGGAAGGTATATAAGAGCATCCCAACGTCAAATTTGGGATTCTGAAGAATCAACTCATCGGCGGATTCGATGTAATCCCGAATCTCCAATAGGTCCTTACGAAGCACATCGACCTTACGGGTCATAGGATCAACGTCCCACTCCCAATAGATGTTTTCGCCTTCCTCTGTAGCCATCGTGACTAGGAAGGGCCGGGCCCCGTGCCGTAGGTCAAGGCCAGTCGTTTCACAATCAACACTGATTCTCATGCTATTCCGAATCGGATTCAGGCCCAGTTGGCGTGGATTTAATCGCAGCTAGCCCACGAATGTACTCTGAGGTGAGAGCAAAGGATTGATCTTGGTTGAATCCCGCCTCCAAGCATCCTTGGTATAGATTCCAAAGAATCCTGCCCAGAACACGAATAGAGAGGGAAGCCTTTTCCATATCGTGATTTGGATCAGTCATGACTCTACCCTCGCCAAGGTATGCTCAGGAATGATGACCCAATCGTCGGTACCTTCTTCGACGAAATGGTAGAACCACCCATAGGAACGCACCCGGGGCTTTCCGCAGACGTTTCGGCCGTCGCTCCATTCGTAGCCTGCGATCCGGCCCCGAGTCCCTTGAGGGAGGGTAATTGCCTGATCACCGAGATTGAAAAGCCGCTCCGTTCGTTCTTCTACTACCTCACTCATCTAAGTCCTTCATTTTCTCAAGCCACTCGGCTTGGTTAGAGTAAATTGGGGGATACTCTTTACCCAACAATACCAACCGCCAGTCTTTCCAATCCGCGAAAGGCCCCGCGTAAGGTAGGGGCTTTACCAATCCGGATTGCCTGAGAATGTTATCACCGTGCTGGATGATCGCGGCATACTTCTGATGAGTTATTTTACCGGCTTCGAGAAGAGCCGAGAGCCTACCCGAATGGATATAGTTGTGGCAGCAGTGGCAGAGGGGCACGGTTTCAAGATAGTAAGAACGTCCTAGCAGATAATTGATGTCGTATAACTCGTGCCCCTCCAGCCACCGACGGAACTGCGCGTTGAGCTTATAGACTCCGCAAGCCACGCAATGATAGTAGGTAGACTTGTAAGCTTCTCGACGGGTTTTGTCCCACCACTTACTTCCGAGGAGTACCCGGGGAGCCACGCCGTGGAGCGGGCTTGGTATGTTTCCGTGAAGTAGAACTTCGGGCCTTCGCTGGAAGCAATCGACCCGTTGGGCTTGAATTGACCTTAGTACCTTCTTCGGAATCTTTACCACAGTACACCTTACAGGTACAAGTCGTTCCGCGACTACTCACCCCCGTATCTTCGCACGCCAGGCAGTTGTAGATTGGTCGGGGCATGGCTAGCCCTTGCTGTACTGGAAATTGACGTCGGCTCCGGTCACCCGGTTGTCCAAGACGATGAATTTGACTTCCACCCCGCCCACCAGCTTCACATCCACTAGAGCCTTGGCCTTCTCGATGATCGCTGAGGTGAGTTCTTTGAGGTCCAACGACACGCTGATTTTAGCACTTGCCACGGTAATCGCTCCTAAAGGGTAAAACTACCCGGCAGCTGGTAGACTAGGAGAGTAAATCCACTACCAACTGCCGGGCGTCACAGGTACTCGCTTCCTTGCCCGCCGTCCTTGGGTTCCTAGAAGGTCACACGGTCCCAGGGAATATCCTTGTAGACCTTCCCGTCATCGAGCCTCTTGAGGTCGCAGGCCTGCGTCTTCTTGACGACCTTCGTGACCTCCACCTCAATGTCCTTCTCGGCACCCTTCGGGCGAAACATTCCAACATCGCCCTTGCTGGGTTCCACGGGCTCAGCTTCCTCTTCCTCTTCAGCCTCTTCTTCGGCTTCCTCAGCTTCCTCCTCCTCATCGTCTCCCACGGGCTCTCCGTTGCCGCCCTCGATGGCTTCAACGACCGCAGCCCAAGAATCGTACTCTGCTGGATCCAGGCCGCAACCTTTTGCTCTCTTCGTCAGCTCGTCGGCGGCATCCTTACCCGGGCCCTTCCGCTTCTTCTTCTCCCAACGGTCGGCAGCGATGGCCAGCTGGGCATTGTCGGGGCCGTCGGTGTCTTCCTCTTCTTCGGCTTCCTCTTCGGCTTCTTCCGCCTCTTCCTCTACGTCGGGAATCTCCTCAGCCTCTTCCTCCTCTTCGGCTTCGGTCACATCGTCGTCGGCATCCTCAACGGCATAGTCTTCCAGGCCCTTCGAGCCGTGCCAGTTCTCCCACGTTCTCGGGGTCGGGTAATCCTTGTTGGGGTCACTGCCCGAGGTGCTGAACTTGAAGAATGGCCCCTCTTCGACAATCGCCTCCAACAGAGCCACGAAGGCCTCTTCACCGTCCACACTGGAGGTATCCGCCCCCAACTTCCGCAACTCGTTCAAGGCCGTGGCGACGTTCTCGTCTGTGTCCACGGTGACTTCGCTTCCGTCCTTGTCCTTCTTGGTCGTGTCGCAGAGGGGAACCATGAGAGAGGTTCGCATGCCGGCCGTGATGACGGTTTCGGGGGGAAGGCTCTGAATCTTCCCGTTGGCAAAGACACGAGGGGCGAATGTATGAGACTTCGGAGAAACGATGACGCCAGCCAAGTAGAGGAAAGATTCTCCCTCATTCTTCCCCTTCTTGTACTGGCCAATCTTGGCCTCCACGAGTTTGGCCACGCCGCTCCCGATTCCTGGAGGAAGATTCCCAAACTGAGTACCGTAATCGGTCTCATCATTCGCGTGATTCGCCAGTGCCCTGCCGAATTTGTTTGCCAGTGCACTCTTCTTCACTTTCGCCATTGCTAGCTCCTAAAAGTAGAAATTGGTTAACCAACAGAAAGACTATTATACGTCGAGAATCTAGCCCCGGAGGTTAGTCTTCATCGGGCTCTAAATTGCCGCTATGAGGGTGAGTAAGTTGAATCCAGGGGTCGGCATTGGCCATGGCCATTAGAGCTTCGAGAGGCTCTGGAGACTCCGGCAAAGTCACCCCTATCTCTTCGGCTAGGCCCTTCAAACTATAGGCTACCCAAGTAAGGTATCGGGCCAGGTAAAGGGCTCTATCACCGCCCCCATGGACTCGTGGAGCACGATGAGGCCAAGTTATTTCTAGGTCTGTCTTGCAAACATTACCTATGTGACGATCTGTTAGCTTTAAGCCCGTTAGCTCTTCTTCCAACGCGGCACTAACTAGCTCGGCCACATACCGCTGACTCCACTGGTTAGTCACGATACGGCTCCAATTGGCTTCAACCCAATTGGCTATCAGTCTTGATTGTTTTCTATTAAGAGAGGCTCTTTCACTCATTCCACTACTCCCCGGATTAGGCTAGCAATTTTCTCGTAAGTTGGGTCAACGATGTCGTCCGGCAACTCGATGCCGCTTGCTACCCGGAAGCCGGTAGTGTAGACCTCATGGGGCCCTACTCGAAGGCAATACTCAATCTTGCCGGTTCTGATGGGCTTGAGTATTGTCTTCTTCCCAACCGTGACCTTCTTCATGATCGTACCCGGGCGCATGTACGTCTGTCCGATGTAATCGCACGCCGCGTTGAGCCAACCCGCTACGCTCGGGGTCAAGGCCGCTCCGATGGTTGGGAATACCCCTACAAGGTCTTCATCCACGTCAAAACTTCGCTCATGGGCGATGACCACAACGTGGATAGCGTGGCGGTCTGCGAGGTTCAAGATAGTCCGTAGCCGCTCCTTGGTTTGGGCCCCGCAGGTTCCCCAGTCCTGTTGCTTGGCTATCCCCCAAGTCTTCTGAACTGGAATATCCTCCAGGCCGAGAATCTCCTTGAGGATGATATCTTGGAGCCCTCCTGCCGTGTCAAGGCAAACGCTCTTGTAGTTGCCGGGAATTGACTCGGCTACCTCATCGATGTCCTCACTGGCCCGGATATCCACAAACTTCAGGCCTTTGACGTTCGACACGCTGAGGGTACCGTCCTCAGTACCCAAGATGAGGCAAGGCTTCGGAAATGTACTCGCCAACCGAGTCTTACCTGTCTTCCCCCGCCCATAGACGAGTAGCTTGATTCCCTTCTCGCTTGGGCCTACGTCCCGAACACGGTCCAGAACGCTTTGCCGCTTAGGGGCTTTCTTGTTGCTTTGTTTCGTAACTATCGGCATTGATTACTCCAATTCCGGGAATAGGGTATTTGCTCGCTGAAGGCCGACGGTGCTACCAGAGCGAAGATACTCATCAACTTCCGTAGCCCCTCCTTCAGCCAAGACGTTGTAGATACCATAGGGTGTACGCCAGTGGACAGCGTAGCCATCACCTGCGTCCATGTAGATACGGTCAACGTCAGAGTCAACAGACTCCATTATCTCCCACCAATCACATAGCTGTTCTAGGATCGGGTTGAGAAACTGTAGCTTGAACCGTTGGGTATCGGCCGAAGATACCTCAGACTTCCAACGCATGAAGAAGTATTCGGGCTCCCCCGCGATTAGCCCTTGAAGCCGATCATAGAACTCATTCGTGGACTCGGCTCCAACGATACCTTTATTGGTTTGCCGCCCTTTATGTTGGGTAATCGAATGCCTACCGCCCGCCAACGGCCGACGGATTACGTTGTACCGTACGCCGCGCAGAGGAACACCATCAGCTCCGGGCAATGGTCCCTTCTCTCGCAGGTGCGTTTCAAGGGCTACCAAGTAGAGCATTGTCTGGAGATCGAAGTCAAGTTGCCGCTTTAGTTGTTGTTCCTCGATTTCTCCCTTCGTCTTGTTCTCCTGGAGGTAAATGCCCTGATCCTTCTTCGGACCAATGAGGTCCACGGCATCCCATTTACCCCGGAGCGTAACGGTTCGCCCCGAGGGCAATCCGTACGGTACCCGGAATGACACCTCACTCATGAGGTTGGTCTTCTTCAGCTGGTCAGGATGCTTAGCCCAGAAGTCTACGTAGACTCGAAACTGGAGGGAACAGACTCGGCCCCAGTGGAATATCTGCTTCTGTTGAAGGGGGTATCTTCGCCCTAAGAGCCGGCAATAGTCATCTAGAGGCCCTTCCCACGCCTGACCTTGGCCGTGGTACTCTTCACAAATATGCCACATGGAGCCGTATTCCATCCGCTGGCTGAATTCATCGGGAGGCCGTAGCCCGTCGATAACCATAATGCGGAACCGCTCACGGCAGACGATGAACCGGCTCAGTAGCGATTGGGTGATCCCATCCTCCAGAGGCCCTCGCCATAAGGGCTTCTTTGTGACTGTTGCCGCCTTCGCTGCTTTGCCTAACGCTTTACTTAGCTTCTTCATGGTTCGCTCCTAAAAGGTAACCCTATTATATAGCCCTAGCTAAGGTCCTGAACGAGATCCTCTAGGATCACGATTGACCGACGGATAGCTAGAGGCCGTTGGGCCTCATCGAGCCGTAGGAGGAAAGCCGGGTGGAGGAGACTGTAATATTGCTTGCCCTTGTAGACCTTTTGGAGGGCCGGGGGCACCCACTTCTCCGCGAGAGTACCGACGCACACGATGGCTCGGGGCCGGCATAGCTTACAGAATTCCCGTAGCCGCTCTTGACAAGCCTTGATGGCTTCCTTCGGGGGCTCGTGATTCCCCGTGTTTTTCGCCAACCGGGGAAAGCAGCAGACGAGATTCGTGAAGGCGCAATCCAGTTGCCCGTCGATACCCTTATTGACGATGAAGTCCAATAGCTTCCCGGCTGGGCCTACGAAGGGCTTCCCCAACACATCTTCGCTTTGGCCCGGGGCTTCTCCGATGAATAACACATCGCAAGGGATTGTACCCCGGGCGAATACTTGGCGGGTGCGTTGGGTAAATAAATCACACCCCTCGCACTTCGACCACTTCAACTTGAAGTCTTTGTATCCCACATTACTCTCCTAGATTGAGGTTGATTTCTCCCCGCTCGGCTAACCGAGAGAATCCAATGAACTCGAAGTCAGTGAGTATAAGTCCCGAGAAACCGTTGGGAGAACCTGCTATCAGTATCTTAGCGCATAGTTCGGCCACTAGCCATACGCTAAACTCTTTGAGCTGCTCATCGTCTAGAGTATTGACGATGCCATAGAGGTCAACCGTCAGAGGGTCCACTTAGCATACCCACGGCAGTAATGGGCGATTAGGAGGGCGTCTGAGACGGCTAGGGTGATTCTACTCTGAGGGTAGAGTTGTTGAGCTTTCGCCTTGAGCCGGTTCTTCCATTGTGTCTTCCCCTCACTACTCTTCTTAGAGGGAATAGCCAAAGCCTTTATCCACTTCTGAGGGGTAGTAGGAACAAACGGGATACTCGCTGCGGTTAGGGCCATGATGAGTCCCCCGAAGCCGTAGCCAAACTTGAAGCTACTTGCTACCCCTTGATCCGGCATTGAAGCAACTTTCTCCACCACCGCTCTAGTTCCTGGAGGAAGAGAGCAGAACCAAAGCCAGATATCCCGCTCGGTGGCGGGCATTTTGTCTAGTCGTTCTACCTGTCCAATGTTATTGAGCAAGGCCAAGCCACCGGATAGGCCGGGGTCGATACCTAAGTAATGGCCTGGATTTGACCAACATGCTCCGTCACTGGCGATGGGTCTAGGCATTCGATTTCTTCTTGGGCTTTACCCGAAAGAGGATGATGTTGTCTCGGATACTGACGCTGGCCCTTAGGCCGTGTCGATGCGCTGCGTTGCGAATCTGGATAGCCATTGAGGGTATCTGGCACAAGAAGTCCCGGCCCTTCTCTAACGCCACGGGAGAAGTCGCTGGGCTTCGGGCCGCTTTGATCCATTCCTTCCATGGATAAGCCATGGGGTACTTTTTGAGGTGTTCGCCTCTTGACATGATTCCTTCCTTCTAGTTCTGAAGTCTAGGTGCGTAGGACGGCACCGACGTAAAGGCCTATTATATCGCCCCCGAAAACCACCCCGCTCGGGCTTGAGTCCCGTGCGCTCCGGCTCCCTACCTCGATTCTCCCCCTCGCAAAATCTATAAAACGAAAAATAGATTATAGTAGAGTGGGGGAGTATTTTTATATATTATATATTTATATAGAGTATATAAGAGCAACATTTAACATTTCCAACCCGTAGCGGATTGATAAGCCATAATCCCCCCTTTCGGTTATTTAGAGAATTATTCTAGAAAACCCTTTACGGAGCCGAAGCCGTCTATATAAAGGGGGTATCTCGGAGGTAACGGAACCTCTTGGAAGGATTACCAATTGTAAGGAGTCTGGGAAATGGTAAATGCTGTAGAAGAGCGGGAAGTGGTTTATGTCAAGGTAGCGAGCTACGTATGTGATGGGACAGAACTGCCGGCTCTAGGAATCGAGAAGGCCAAGGAGGCTCTCGGTTGGAAAGAAGAGGGTAAGGAGGGAAGCAACGTCAAGTACGGAAAGAATGACGTACTCCTTACCTATAAGGATGCTTCGGGTAAGGTCGTGAAGGTCAAGTGTGAGCACAACCGGAATAACCGGAGACTCTCCATGGGTAACGTCTCCACTCTGAAACAGGAGATACTCCGGGGCCGTTACGAGTTGAACGGTGAGCCTATCATCATCGGCCGTTATGGTACTCTCCTCGATGGGCAACATACGCTTACCGCTCTGATCCTCGCTCATTACGAGTGGGAGAAAGACCCAGGGCTTTATCCTCACTGGAAGATGGCCCCCTCAATCAAGAAGGTCATCATCTACGGAATCTCGGAAGAGGACAAGGTCATCAACACGATAGATACCGGGAGGCCGAGAACCCTATCCGACGTCATCTATCGTTCTCCCTACTTCTCCGGGCTCTCGCTACAAGCCAAGAATACTTGTAGCGGTATCGCCGCAAACGCGATCAAATTACTATGGACGCGCACGGGGGAGAATCTCGACGGTTTCTGCGCCGTCCGTACCCATGCTGAGTCGATTGACTTCTTGGATCGTCATCCCCGTATCCTCGAATGCGTCAGCCTCATCTACGAGTCAGCCGAGAATCTCGGCAACCCTCTTCCAGGACTCGGAGTGTGTGCGGGGCTTTTGTACCTGATGGGGGCCGCAAAGACGAATCCCCGTGAGTACCTGAACGAAGAACACCTAGTTGAAACGAATGTCAACTGGGAGTTATGGGACCAGGCTCAAGACTTCTGGGTTCTCCTAGCCGACAAGTCTAACCCTAAGTTCAAGCCTATCCGTCGGGTGCTCGCTCAGACAATCGAGGATGGCGATAGTAGCCCCGACGCGAAGATAGCCATCATCGTGAAGGCATGGGAACTCTATCGACTAGGGAAGGCAGTCACCGAAGCCGGATTGAATCTCACCTACATAGAGGAGAAGAACGGTAGCATCCGGCTCAATGAGACTCCGGTAATCGGCGGTATCGATATTGGTCGGTTGGACCTCATCGATGAAGAGGAACTCACCAAGACCCCACCGAAGCAAGAAGAGACTCAAAAGGCCATCCGTGAGAAGAAGGCCACGGCCGGGGAACTTCCCCCGTCCAAGCAACCCAAGAAAGAAAGGGAGAAGGGCCCCAAGAACCAGTTGGTCGGGAAGGCCCGTTGGGTCAAGAGCCCCGAGGGGAACTGGAGGGGCAAGGTTCTCGACACCGACGGCACCCTAGCTAGTGTCCGTATCCTCCAGGGATTCCAGGGGGCGGGCAATACCGTTCAGGTACCCGTCTCGGAGCTGCTAGAGGCCCAACCCGTCTAGTTACCGTTTCCTACCGTTTCTCGCCGTTTCTCACCTAGGCCCCGAAACCCGGGGCCTTCTTTATGCGCCGATACCCCCCCCCGAAAGAATTCCTAATATTTCCCGAGAAATATTCGGCAGGACCTATTTACTCGGCCGATTATAAGGCTATTATATAGTCATCGGGGGAAAGAACCCCGAACCCGAAACCTAGGAGAGTATGATGATAACCATTCGCTACGAAGTTTGGAGCAAACGAGACAACCGCCCCCGTACGATGGAGCGGGAATTCAAAGACGAGAAGGCCATGCAACGGTGGGTCGCCAATGCCGGTTGGACTTCTTCCGGTGAGGAAGAATGTGACCACGACTGGATTGACGAGAGTCACGCGGGGCCGGATTCCGGGAACATTGATATGACTTGCCGCAAGTGCGGTAAGGTCTGCTACGCGAACCTTTACTAGGAGATACGAACCATGGCAAATATGATGTACGAACCCTTCGGTGAAGACCTTTACTTGGCCCACTACCCCGACGGTTCCGGCCGTTGCCGGATCGAACAAGTTCAAGCCGACGGGACGATTAAGGTGTCCAAAGACTACGCCTCTTGGGATGAGGCTTTCGAGGACAAGTGTGCGGACGAAATGCATTGGATCAACTAGGAGCGATACGATGAGACGCAAGGTTGGAAACGGCCACGAGGAGACGAACCGATGATCACCTACCCCCATTCCACCGTCCGCGACGTGCTCGGCTGGAGACTGTCAGACCTGTCTCGATCCGAGCATTACTATCTCGTCGGGCATCACTGGTACTCATTCCGCTCGCTCTGCGAGGCAATCGCAGGAGGGTTGCCCCTGGATACCGCGATCGACGATGCGACAGACGAGCCGACCCCGTGCTTCGTCTACGACCGACCAGCCTTCGACGGTGGGCCGTTCGTCGCCGATGGCTCAACACCCGGAGCCGCCTACGTCCAGTCCTGGTGGCCCGTCAGGCGGTGGGCCGAGGCCGCCTTGTGATCGACTCGCGATAGCATTGTGCTTATTGCGGTTGGGGAGGGGACGGGATTTCGGTGTGCGGGGTTTGCCGGGAGGCCGGCATCGATGGTCCAGCTATTCGCGGTACAGGTCGAGTCGTTTGTCGTATCCATAAGGAGAAGTGACGTGGCGAATATTAAAATCGGGCCGGAATTCTTCAAGAAGGCGAAGAACGATTATTCCGATTGGATTTGGGCGTTGGTCCGCGAGTTCATGCAGAATTGTATGGACTGCGGCTCCAAGAATATCACCGTCGAAGTCTCCAACGAGAACGGGAACACTCGACTGGTCGTTACCAACGATGGTCGGGCGATGAGCAAAACTGAGTTGGTCGACAAACTCCTTTCTCTCGGTTCCTCCGGTAAGGAGTTCCACGGGACGGTCGGGGGCTTCGGGAAGGCCAAGGAGATTCTCTATTTGTGCCACGAAGAATACCTCATCTTCTCCGGCAACTGCGGAATTGTAGGGTGCGGGGCCGAGTATACCATTTCCCCCACCGACTACTTCCACGGCACCCGTTCTTCGATTCTCCTCAAGGGGGATAAATACGCCAGGTTGCTCAACGAATTTGCGGCGTTCGCTCGGCTCTGCTATTGGAAAGGTACTCTTCGGGTCAACGGCAACCATATCCCGACGGATACGAAGAAAGGAACCAAGAAGAGAGAATTCGATTGGGGAACCGTTTACACTACCAAGCAGATTCAGGGGAACCGCTTGGTTGTACGCATTCAAGGTATCCCGATGTTCACACAATACCTCTCGGGCATCGACAAGGCCGTTATCATTGAGCTGCCGTCGAGCAAGTCGCTGACCTCCAACCGGGACGGGTTGACCACTAAGGTTCTCCCGCAATTCCAGACGTTCATCTCAGATTTGACCGTCAACAAACTCTCGGCCCTCAAGAAGACACCTAGCACGACCTACGTAAAGAGCGGAGGCAAGGGCCGGTTGTGCTACGAAGGGGAATCGCAGCCTACTACGTTTGCCGCAAAGGCTATTCTAGAGTTTGGCGCAGCCGCTCACGTAGCCCTAGGAGAATCCAAACCCGCCTCTACGGCGGTCGAATCAATTGGAGAAGAGGATGAGATTCAATTTCTCATCAAGAACGAATCGGGCAAGACCGTTCCGAATTGGCTCTTGGAAGAGGGCTTCTCGGAATACGCCTCCCAGTTGGTTTACCTCTGGTCGTTCTACCTACTCCAACTCCATCGGCTCTTCAAGGACAATAAGCCCTTCTCCGTTGGGTTCCTCTTGGACATAACCGGGACGGAGGCCCAATTTGAGATGGGAAACTACGGCCGAGTGTTTTACATTAACCCTATCTCAATGGAGGGGGGTCACTTCCGCCGACGGTGGAAGTTTGACAACGCTGGAGTCAACGCCCTCCTAGCCGACGCAGTTCACGAGTTCACTCACGCTCGGGGCTGCTTCAGCCACGACGAAGTTTACACTAGCAAGTTGACCGATAACATGGGAAAGGTACTAGCGAACATCGAGATGTTTCAAATCTAGTCTCCCGAGGAACTAACCCCCGCTCACGCGCAAAGCCGTCCCGCGAACGGCACGGGGGTCTGGTAATTCAACTCACCTCTAAGGAGCGTTAGGATGGAATGCCCTAAATGTGGTAAAGACTGGTGTTGGGATTGGTGCGAGGATGTCTTGCGGGACGTAGACGGCAAACCGGCTCGGGAGGAGTTCAGGCCATCGGATGACCCGAACACCGGATTTTTCGACTACTTCTGCCCTTGCGGGTTGTTGCTTTTCTCTACCCCCGAGGATGAGATGGACTTTTTGAATGAGCCTCCCGAATGGGAGAATGCCGATTGGGAGGAACACGCCTATGAGGAGGACCGCTAATGACGCCTAGAGAAGCCGCCGACGTAATCGGCTGCACGGCAAACCAAGTAAGGGTCCTCTGCCGTAAGGGGTTGATAGACTCCGTACGGATAGAGGCCTACGGTCGAGAGTATTACGTGGTAGACAAGCAGTCGGTTTATACCTACGCCAAACGGCCCCAGAAGCGGGGCTACCCGCGAGGGAAGAAAAGGAGCACATTGTGAAACGCGAAGAAATTGAAGTTGGAGGCCTCTACCTAGTTGAGCCTCACAAAGGAGATCGGGTGTTGGTTAACGTCGTTGAGGTAAACGAGTCTCCGCTACGCTACCTAACCCGGGAGCCCGGGGGGAAGTGCCGGGAGTTCACCTTCACTAACGGACGTAGCTTCATCTGCCGGGCAAAGTTCACCGTCCAGTCCTCGGTCGAAGCCACGAAGCCCTCCTGGAAGGATAGCCTCAAGAAGCCTAAGGACAATTCACCTCACGTGATCGTAGAGGCTCGGGCCGGGACGGGCAAGACCACGACCCTAGTTGAGGGGCTGAAGATCATGCGGGGTGAAACGTCGAAGTTATCGCCCTCTCCCCAGCAAGCCGCAGTGTGGAAGGCCATCGCTCAGTCGGCGGGAGTCTCCCGCGTAGGCTTCTGCGCCTTCAACAAGTCGATTGCGGCGGAACTCAAGAGCCGAGTACCTGCCGGCTGCGATGCTATGACGATGCACGGGATGGGATTCAAGGCCATTAACGGTACCTTCTCGGGAGTCGTCGTGGATGAATACCGGGTCAGGATGATCTTGGCCGACATTCTTGGGATGGACCTTCAGAAATTGAAGTTTCAACGGTTTGACCTTCTCATGGCCGTCGAGAAGCTAGTTGGACTCTGCAAGATGAATCTTGTAGATGCCGGGGGCTACTGGAAGGCCGGAATGGGAGCCGAGTTGGAGGAGGCCCTAGACAATCTCACTAGCTACTACGAAATTGAGCTCAACGGTAACCGTCACCAAGTGTACGAAGCCGTTCCGGCCGTCCTGGAGAAATGCAAGCAGGTCAATTTGGACCGGAAGATTGACTACGACGATATGATTTGGCTGCCCGTGGTCTTAGACCTATCCATGCATGCTTACGATCTGCTCCTAGTCGATGAGGCCCAAGACCTGAACCGTTGTCAACAAGCCCTCGCCCGTAAGGCCGGCAACCGCTTGATCCTTTGCGGTGATCCGTGCCAACCCCCAGGTACAATGGTTACTCTCGCGGGGGCTCCCGGAAACCGATGGCATAAAGCGGTTCCAGGTAATAGTATCCCGATTGAAGAAGTAAAGAAAGGAGATACCCTAGTTGGTTACTGCCCCAAAGACGGGTCTAACTATTCCAATCGCATCGTTGAGGGAGTGAGTGTAACCCAGTTTGACGGAGAACTTATAACCGTCGAGACTGAGGACGGGGTTAAGTCCAGCTACACTCCTCAACACCATTGCTACGCTAGCTTCGGCTCTCTTCGGGATTGTTACTGTGTTTACCTGATGAAGCGAGGTCTACAATTCCGGGTTGGCTCTTGCCAACTCAACTACCGTTCTTCAGGAAATGGCTTGGTCCATCGCCTTAGAACCGAGGGCGGGGATGCCGCTTGGTTATTGGAAACCCATCCTTCCAAGCGAGAAGCTCGCCTTCGTGAAATGGAAGTATCGCACCGATACAACTTACCTCAAGTTGTCTTCTCTAATGGTAATGAGGGGTATATCCTAGATGATGAGGGTGTAGTGCGTTTTTGGGAGTTTGTCGGTAATAACGCCTCAGCGGGTTTGAAGGTCATTGACGCCTTCAAGTTAGAATGGAATCGTCCTATAGCCGTTCCTGGAGGTCAATGGCAACAATCGTTTAAGCGACCCTCTATCTTCGCTGCCGCAAACCTCCGCGATGGTATGGAACTACGTACCGAGGATGGACGTTGGGTTAGGATTCGGGTGGAAAGAACTCCATACAAAGGCCCAGTGTACTCATTATCGGTTTCACACGACAAACTCTATATGGCTGATGGGATTGTTACTCACAATTGCCAGGCCATCTACGGATTCGCGGGGGCTGATGCCGAGAGCATACCACGCCTAGAGCGTGAACTAGGGGCTACCTCCCGGGAATGCATCCACCTCCCGCTTACGGTCACCCGCCGTTGCGGCAAGGCTATCGTAGCCGAAGCCCAACAGTACGTCCCTGACTTTGAGGCCCACGAATCTAACGGGCCAGGTCGTATCCTCCAGGAGAGGCTCGGGACATACCGGAGGCAAGTTGAGGACGGTGACATGATCCTCTGCCGTTGTAACGCCCCGCTTGTCTCTGAGTGTTTCAAGTTTCTCCGGGACGGGCGGAAAGCTACCATCCAGGGACGGGATATCGGCCAGGGCCTTATCTCAACCGTAAAGAAGTTGAAGGCCTCCTCGATTCCCGACCTATTGACCAAACTCTCCGCTTGGGAAGAGCATCAGGTCAAACTAGAGAACGCGAAGAAGAACCCAAGCGATTCTCGCATCCAGGGAATCCAAGACCGGGTGGATTGTATTACCTGCTTTGCGGAGGAGTCCCAGACGGTCGATGCCCTGATTGAGAAAATCGAGAAGATATTCACGGATCAGAAAACCCAAGGCGTCAAACTCTCTTCGGTTCACCGGGCTAAAGGCCTGGAGGCCGTTAGGGTGTTTCTTCTGCTCCTCAAAGACGCCCCAATGCCTCACCCGATGGCCAAGACGGCGTGGGCTCGGGAGCAAGAAAGAAATCTCGTCTACGTCGCCATCACCCGCGCAATTGAAGAACTCGTGTATGTCCAAGACTGAAGGAGAGTACCATGAGAAAAGCGTTTACGTTAGTAGAAATGATGATGGTGGTAGTGATCATCGCCATCCTTATGGGATTGACCTTAGCGGGAGTTATGAGTGCCCGCACTACGGTTCGCAATGGAATCGTAGTTACCCAAATGAGCCAATTAGAAATGGCTCTAGAAAACTATAGACGGGAGGTGGGAGAGTATCCCCCGGACTTCACAGACGCTAGAGCTGTAGTCAGGCATATTCGGAAGCGGTGGCCTAGAGCCGTTTTCGATCAAGCGACATTTGATGTGGTTAAACCTAACCCCGCCGACCCATCTACGGCTTTGGCGTTTTGGTTCAATGGACCTAAGGGGGAAGGATTCTGTAGTGACCCCGCTAACCCTTTCAAGGACTTGAAACCCAAAGACAAAAAGTACCTTGAACCCGGGCTGATATCTCCTCAAGGTACTTTGGCTATCTATACCAAGAACCCTATAGTGTATTTTCGTTCTCCCTACGAAGATCATTATTGGGGTTTGGCCGCTCCCTATTGGCATTCCCTAACTGAATTTAGGGAGCCTCAAAAGTACCAACTCATTCACCCGGGATTGGATGATGTCTACTATGACGGCCCTCTAGATTCCTCAGGTAAGCCCCTGAGGCGAATAGCCGCTCTAGGCCTAGGGGACGATAGCCCAGACCAATTTCGCAGGAATGAGTCAATTGGGTGTTGGTTCTCCGATGCCGACTATGACAACATTACTAACTTCAGCCACGCCACCCTAGAAATTGAAGCTCGCAAAAACTAAAGGAGTAGCCGTGGGAGTCTATCAAGCCCTAGTTGACCACGCCTTTGACCCGGATACCGGAGAGGGCCCGATGGGGGCTCTCTCCATAGCCGAGAGGTGGCGGGATGTCTTGGAGGATATCCGGGAGGTCTGCGATGAAAAGGAGAAAATCAGCTGCGGCCGTCTTCTCCGCCATGTTAACCAAGCGATTACGTCCATCACCGTTCAAAGGAGAAACCCGTGAAGACTGAAACGGCAGTTGATCGGCTCGGGAAGATCAAAGCCCAAATAGCTGATCTGGAAGACCAAGAGGATAGGCTGCGAGCCATCCTTATCAACTCGGGAGTCGATACCGTCGAAGGTAAGTTGTTCAGGGCTACGGTATCCTACTCTCAGTACAACCGGGTGGATTACCCGGGACTCATCGAAGCCCTCGCCCCGCCGAAACGGATCGTTGCGAAGTTCACCAAGGAAGATCACCGCGTCACGGTCAGGGTGGTCTCCCGCTAGGAGAAGTCATGAAGTGGTCTAGAGTGTTTGACGTAGGTACAGGAATCTGCTTAGGTCTTGGGTTCCTGTACCTGAGGGATAATTCAATTCAAGCCCTCGGTTATCTATTGGGTGCTGTAACATTTTCTGTCTACAGCCTCAAATTCTACCTCGTGCGACTCAACAAGTAACCGTTTACCCTAGGAGCGAACAAGTGAATTACGAGCAGTACTTGGATCAGGTCGTGGATCAGATTTTCACGAAGGCCTCCGTCATGTGGACCTGGGTTGAACTCGCGCAGATGGCGGGAGTTTCCTACGGAACCGTCTACCGCTTGGGAATGCGTGAGACTCGCTTCCCGCAACTGCGGACGGTGTTCCTCTTGGCTCAGGCCGTCAACATGGACCTTCCGGCAATCAAGCGTGCCTTGAAGAAGCTGGAGGTGCGGAGTGCCTAAGAAACTACCACGAGCCCGCAAGAGCAAACCAATCACCAAGATTGGTCGCCTCAAGGCCTACGACGATGCCCACCCCAATGCGTCGGCCGCAGAAGCTACGAGGGCCTTGGGCTTCACGAAGCAACAGGTATGGGCAATGCGAAACCAACTCAAGCGGAAGGCGAAGCCTAAGGAGAGAGGATTTAGCCGGGTGAACCTCATCCAGATGATCCTTTCCGTCGGAATCGGCCGTGTTCAAGAAACCCTCGATTTCATGACAGGAGAACGCTAGTGAAAATCAAACCCGCCGTCTTCTTACGGCAGTCACCCAACATGAAGTACAATACTCTGAATCCTCAACCGGAGGAACCTGAGTACATTTACCATGTGATGAAGGTGAAAGACTCCCTCTTCATCCACGTAGGGGAAAGACTCTACCCCCACGCCGTCGAGGATTTGATTCAGCAAGGTTGGACCGTTACGATCACTGAGTAAGGAAACCAGTCATGGAACGATGGATCATTGAGGGGCTGAAGGTCATGGCCTACTTCTGCGCAGGGGCCGCCTTTAGTGCGTGGCTGTACGGATGAAGGTAGAATGCCCCAACTGCTTGAGGATGTCGGAGGATAAGGGCCGGGCTGCTACGTGTAGCCATTGTGGTTCTTCCCCGCTCCCTAGCTACGATTACCCCAAGGCCAGTGCCTTCTACCCGGGTCCCAAGACGGTTCCGGTATTGACCCAGCTAGCCGAGAAGTTAGCAGCCCGTCGGGGTATCCCCCCGAAGAAGTAGACCCACAAGAGGCTCCCGCCGCTCCCTCACTGGACGGCGGGGGCTTTTTTCGTGCGCCGACGGGGCCGTGACCGGATACTCGCGGGAGGCCCCCCGAGGCAATTCTAGGTGTATCCGGGGTGTGTCTCCGTCGATATTCGCTAAACCTAGACCCTCCCGGGGCCGGATGGGAGCGAATCACCCGACTCCCGGGGGGGCTAGGACTAACACTAAACGAAGAGCCAGGGCCCTCCCGAAGCCGTCCATGAGGCTCGGCTACGGTTGGCCTGGGCGTAGACAATCTTGCGCCGGATTAGCTCCTGGGAGGGAGCCACCAGGGCCGGATCGCAATGGGGGTGGGCTTGGTGATGCCCGAGAATCCGAGAGGAGTAGATGGGGGTAAGTCCTAGGCCATTCATTAGGCAAAGCCCAAACCAACGGTCTTCACCCGACGGGGCCTCAAATTCCTCATCATTACCTCCCACAGCATACAAGTCTCGACGGTACAGGGCCCCAAGAAAGAAGAGGGGCCGTTGGCGAGAGGGGCTAGTGTAAATTTTGAGCTGGTCTCCGTAGCCTCCGCTCTTGGGGTCACTGTACACGCATCCGTCTTTGGTATTGATTACCGTAGCGATCACGAAGGCCCCGGGAGTAATCGCATTCACCAGAGCGGTTATGCAATTGGGAGAACGGTGGACAACGTCGTCGCTCTGGGCGATAATGATTTCACCCTTGGCCATTCGGTAGGCTACGTTCCTCGCCTTCGCGGGGTTGCGGTACCCGGGGGCTCGGTCAATACGATGGTACTGAACCTTGGGAAAATCCTCGCAAACCTTCGTGGTTTCATCCGTTGGTGAGCCATCGTCCACCACGATTAGCTCCCAAGTGAACTCTGGGTCTTGACTCACGATACTGTCGAGGGTCTTGCGGAGAGCTAGGGGCTTATCGTAGGTAGCTATACAGATCGATACTTTGGTGGCTAGAGCGGTCATAGGAAGTTCACGTGTTCGGGGTAACGGTTGATGAGGTAAGCAATTGTCCGGTTCTTCGCGTTGAACATACAGTGGGTACAGCTACGCGCATCGAAGTCCTTCAGGTTCCGCAAGTTGCTGGGGGCTGTCCATAGCTGTTCCAGGGTTTGATCCTGGAGAGAACCGAGAAGCCCCTGAGGATTGTAGGCCGTTACGCAGCAGCGGTAGACGTTCAAGTCAGCCCCCACGTACGTACACAACTGCGAGAAGTAGCAATCGGAATAGTCGGGGGCTCCCTGGGTTAGATCGTCTACCCTATCACTGAATAGATCAAACACCTCAAACTCGGGAGTCCGTAGCTCACGGGCCGTTCTACAGAGGTCAGTGGCTGGCTTCCGTATCCCGTCGAAGTAGGCCGCTCCCTGAGGCTGGAAGACGGCACTGATACGGATATTGTCTGCCCCGGATTCTTGAGCCTGCATAGCTGCTAGGAGAATCTCGGGATAGTTTTCCTTACTGACTACGAAGCCAACGCCTACCAACGGATTAGGGCCAATACGTCCACCAACTAGCCTTCGGATGTTTTCGTGTACCCGATAGAATACGTTGCTCTTGCTACGTCGGGTATTGGCGTAGGTTCCGGGAGTACCCGCGTCAATCGAGAACCGTACCCACGTAGCATGATGGAGAGCCTCTAGCTTTTCGTCGGTGAGAGAGGCACCGTTGGTAACTACCCCGTATTGGATACCCGCGTATTGAATGGCGTGGCAAAGTCTAACGAAGTTGGGGTGAAAGGTCGGCTCTCCTCCTCCGGTGATTTCGATAGCCTTCACGCCTAGGGCTTTACAACTATCCACAATCTCCAAGAGTTTGGTTAATGGGATTTCACTACGGTCGCTGAAGGTCTTATTAGATGAGTAGCCCTCCATACGGTAGGCGCAGAAGTGACAACTCTGATTACACTTGTTCGTTGGAATCAACTGAACGTGAATCGGGCCCAATAGCTTCCCGCTCCGAAGGGCAAGGGTGTGCTCTTGGTGATGGGCTACTTTGAGAGGGCTATAGCAGTCTCGCATGGTTCGCTCCTAAACGAGTTTCCCGATAGCTCGGGTGATAGTGGAAAGGTGCTTGTACCAGTTATCTTCGGTCAGTTTGAAATTCCAGGGCTTGGCTACGTCGGAACCTCCAAACCAATGGATGCCGTAGGACTCATTGGGAATTGGCTTGTGTTCCTCGAAGATAGAGTGAATGAATCGCCAATCGTAGGGGTAAACTGTTGGGGTAGGTAAATCCAGGATCTTGTACTGAGGGTATTTTGATTGAAGCACCTGGACGGTTCTCTGAGCCCCTTTGGGCTTACACCGTAGGGCTAGGGTATTTGCTAGGGCATAGACTAGTTCTGACCCATACTGCTGGTAGACTGTATGGACTGGGCGTTGCTTCCCGATATCCGTGAAGAGGGAGCAACCCGAAGAGGCGAATAACCCGATGGCAATAAAGCCGTTCTCGTTACAGAACACTGCATCTTGTTCCTGGAGAGTAAGCCGCAGGGGCTCTAACGGCCGAGTCCAGAGGATATCCATATCAGCGTAGAACCCGGGGAGCCGTCCCAAGATCTCCCACTGGAATAGGTCGCTCTGTTGGGCTGGGGCTAGGTTACTCCCAGAAGCGTATTCGATTGGGTAAATCCCTAGGTTAGGTAAATGGTCCCAGTAGTCGGGGCCTTGGTACTCCCGGTCATCCACTTCCCCGGAAGTCCACGTGCGTGGGCCTATGGAATTCGTAGGATAATGAACCTCGATGACCCAATCAGGGTTTAGCCGACGGAACGAATATAGGGTCAGATAGCGGAGGAAGGACAAACGCCCCTGCCAGAAGAACCGCATGACTCGGGGGATTCGATCCGTAGTAGGCTCGGGCGTAGGCTTAGGCAGAGCCGGGAGCCTTGGGCATATCTTCTCTTGGGGAACGACTCCACCCCCAACCCGTCTACGGGCCTCCCGGATGCTTCTCATTTGCTCCTTTCCTTCAGGAGTAACTCCCGCCCAATTTCCGATACGCAGATACCCCTCTGAGCCTAGGTGAAGAACCTCAAAGGGTAGCCGCTTGCGGTAGTGCTTATCGAATTTGAATTGGAAGTCGCTGTCGCATCCTCCCGCGTGAGTCCACTCAATTCCGTACCAAGGTCTTTCGCCCATAGCCAGCCCGTGGAATAGTTGGAAGTACCCGTCAAACTCGTGAGGCTGGGTCGGGGAAGGTAGGGAACTCCAATCGATTCCGTCTGGTCGAAAGGCTTTCCAATCGGCTAACGTCCTGCGGATGGGTACGTGTAAACTGCGTGGGTCGGGATTCTGAAGGTTGAGAGTATTCGGCATAACGATGTCGGCATCCCAAATACAGATCCAGCCATCTCTACCTAACTCGTCCAGAGACTCTTCTATGGCCATACCCTTATTGAAGTAGGCCCCGTAGCGAGTGAAGGCATCCGTGATGTATAGGTCTACCCCTTCCGCTCGGGCTAACTCTTGCGTCTGGGTATCATCGGGAGAGGTTACTACCAGGGTGCGGTCGAAGTGTCGCTTGTTACGCGGGAGCGTAATGGCTAGCTTGTCCGAATAGTTGACACATACAACTAGGGATTTCACTGATAACCGATTAGCCACAGGCAGATTAGCAATAGGCCAAAGGCCTAGGCTCTTGTCCGTGTAGGTGGGGTAACTTTCTGTACAGCCTTCGTTGACTAGCTCCAGGGGCTCTTTGAAACAATATGGTGATTCCTGAAGATTGAGCGGAGCCCAAGAGCCCGTCGAGATGATACGGTTCTTGTGGTTTGGGAAGGTGGTAGTTAGGAAGTACTGTGAGCCGCTACGGTAGATGTTCTCCAATAGCCGGTTCTGATCGGCTCGGGAGAGATGAACCAGGCAATCTCGGGCGATTATCAAATCAGCCTTAGGCAATCGGTCGGCTACAGCGTTGAGATGGAGGAACCGTAGGTGAGGGTACTTCTCACGGTTCTTATCAATCAACTCGGCTACGGTATCCACTCCCGTATAACGTCCTTGGAAGCCAACTAGGGGGAACCAGTTACAGTCTCCACAGCCAATATCTAAGATTGACTTGATGTTGTACTTCTCGATTAGGGCTTTGATACCTTCGCGGATTTTAGCCGTAGCCTCTTGGGAAGAACCCACCCCGCTAATTGACTCACTACCGCCCCAATGGTTTTTATGGTATATCTCGGTGAATACCTCCTCCACATTGCCCTCAATCCAAGGACCGCTCGTGGATTGCCAGGGGATTTCTCTCGCGGTTGCCCGCTTGAGTTTGATTTCGTAGAGAGCCTTGGCCATCGAGTCTGTCTTGGGGGTGTTGTAGTTCTTGTGCCACTGGTGATGGCCTACGATTTGGGTAGTGTAAATGGGTTGGAGGCCTAATCCGTTCATCAAGCAGTCGGAGAACCAAGCATCTTCGTAGCCCGTCCCCACCGCGAAGTCTTCATCGTTCCCACCCACTTGATATAGGTCTTTCCGGTAAACCGCCCCCAAGAAGAAGTAGGGGAGTTTCCTGGTAGGCCCCGTAAACTCGCTATGAGCTTGCCCGTTAGGCTCTCGGTTGAGTACCTGGGCGATAATGAAATGGCCTGGAGCATCCGAGAGAAGTTTGGAGGCTTCTAGCTCTTGGACAAATAGCTCTAGGGAGTTTGGGGTGACGTGGATAACTTCGTCACTCTGACATATGATGATCTCGCCTTTGGCTTCCCGGTAGGCTACGTTGCGAGCTGTGCAGGGATTACGGAAGGTCGGGGGCCGGTCAATACGGATACATCGCACCGACGGGTACTTGATACAGACTCGGGAAACTACCCCCGCCTTACTCCCATCGTCTACTACGATGACTTCGTAATCGAAAGGAGGCTTCTGGGATACGATACTGTCGAGGGTATTTACCAAGAGTAGCGGTTTGTTAAAGGCAGCAATGCAAACACTAACTTTCATTGATTCGCTCCTGAAAGTAAGTTAACAACTGATGGACTAGAAGAGGGCTATCCTTCCAGCGGTCGGGAGGGATAGTCATAGCCTTCGGGTGATGATAGACGAAATAGGAATGGTTCAAACCAAAGCAAACGGTGTCAGTTCCCCGGTAAAGATTCCACTTGGCTAGTGTGAAGAACTCCTCCACATTAGAATCGATGTCGATGGGTAGGAAGAGGCTTCGGGAAATTTCGAGGGCTCGGGAGTCGTTGGATACGTCATGGGTCAAAACCGATTCCCCGAGGGAACACCAGTCTACGGATTTGGGATTGGTACGAAGTACATGGTTGATCCGGCTCAGCCAGCGTAGGGCTAGGGGATAGCCCTTCTCCATGTAGATGTAGCCGTTCAGTACCCTACGTGGGAGCCGCGTCCAGGTCATGTAGACTACGGGCCCCCGTGGTTCGGGAGGCTTTTGGAAGGCTAGGGTGTCTGCGTCCCACCACCATCCGCCGTGGGTAGCTAGCAAAGCCGCTCTTAAACAATCGGCTCTTAGGGCCGGTTGAGGTAGCCTACTCCAGCCGTCGTGGAGAACCCCTGGAGGAAGGTAGGTGTCGAGGTTCTCGGGCGTGACTAGTTGAAAGTCGTCACCTAAGGCCTTGGCCATCGACCGTAAGCAAAGATCAATGTAGGGGAGTTTCGGGCCTTCCCAATAGGAGAATATCATGGCTAGGGCTTTCTTACGAACCAGCTATCACCGCCAGGTTCTTGAATCAAGGTCAGGGTCAGGTTCTCTCGGTTACATAGGGATGTGACTGAAGACACTATCTCGGGATAGTAGCGTTGGGAGTAATCGTGCCCTGCCAAGATTCCGCCCGGGGCTAGAAGAGGATACCAAAAAGCAATATCCTCGCCACTCTTCCAATGGTCTCCATCGATATAGACAAACTCAGGTTGACGGCCATTCTCCCGGATAATCTTAGCAGCATGCTCAGCCGTCTTTAGAAGTCTTACCCGCCCGTCTACCGCAAATGGGGATAGGTTACTAATGGCAAAGGCAATATCTGTAGACCTATCCCAAGTCATTTCGTCGTAGGGCTCATAGGGGTCTACACAAATCAACTGGTAGCCTTTCCAGCGGGTTAGGAATTGGCGAGCGTATACCGCTTGATCTGTTCCAATTTCTACGGCAAAGCCGGTTAAGCCTAGCTCATTGCAAAGATCAGCCAGTTGGATTCGAGAGGTTAGAATCATCGCATATACCTCCAAGGGTCAGTGGATTTGGGCAGCCCTTCGTACGTAACGTAATGACCGTCTTTCACCCGGGGGCTTTCCTGGAGGATAGCCAGATTGCTCGGGGTGATGTCGTCAGTGTTCTCCTTGTCGATGCGACCTAGGAGGTTGAGCGGTACTCCACAACGGTAGCACCAGCGTTGAATTTGATCCTCGAAGGCCGAGATGGGGGCCTGCCAACACTCAGGGGTTACGGGTAGGCCTCCGGGGCCGTCGAAGAGCATGTCCATCGCCCCCGCTACCTCGCAGAAGAAGAAACCCTTGGGGGTAATCGTACCGCTCCAAGTCTTCTGAAGCCAGCAGTTGTCAATTAGCTTGCGCTGTTCTTTGGGGTCTTTGATTACATCTTGGATGGCTACTAGGATTGGCGAATGGCGGACGATACCGTCGTGAGTGTTGTTATTGACGTAGCCGAAAACTTCGCGGATGATGTCCGCATGAGTCGTATGCTGCCAGTGTAATCCCGTCCAGAGTCCTCGGTGCTTTCGGTCGGGGATAATACTGGCGAACATAGCACAGATTTGAGGGAACTCGGGGTGTAGTAGAGGTTCTCCGCCGATGATGCCTATGACCTTGTTAGCTACCTTGTGGATCGGCGGAGGGCTCCCCGACGGGAAGGTGCTAAGGGCGTCGGCCGCACGGGCAAAGTCTGTGAGGTCCATGAAGAACGGTTCCCGATGACCTACGAATCGGGTACAGTTAGAGCATGCACGGGTACACGCGTTGGTAACATCAATTTGGATACACCACTGAAGCCTAGGGTCTATCATTTAGGAACTCCATGGCGTTGAACTCTTCTCCAGGAAAGCTATCGATGGGCTTGAAGTATTTGTTTCCCAAAGAGCTGGGTACACACTGGTGTTGTAAGAGGCTAGGGTTGTGGATGTACTCTCGCCAACCGGCTTGCTTCATGGCTTCTACAATACCGCCGTCGATACACTTCCAATTCTTGTCCTTCTGAGCGAAGGTCGGCTTGGCTACGGTGACGGGGCTACCCAAGAGGGTTTGTAATCCATCGCGGTTGAAGACTAGACCTAGGGCCCCTAGCCCCCGTTGGTTCGATTTATGCCAGCCGGGCTGGAACTGGGTTAGCTGCGCGTTCTCCTTGAAGGTGTATAAATTCAAATACCCTTTATCCGGGAAGGCACAGACGGTTAGGTACTCACGTAGGCTACCCACCGCCAGGATATCATCCTGGAAGAGGGCATAACGGTCGGCATAGGGGTCACGCAGGTACAACTCCCAAAGGGCTAGAATCCAGTTGCCTACGATCTTGAGCGGCGGGTTAGGGCGGCAGGTTACGGGACGTTGGTAGGCTTCGTATTCACGGGGGTCATCGCAGCCGTCTACGAATAGTCGGGGCTCCCCGAAACCAGCGTCACAGAGGCTATTGAGAGTCAACGGAAGGGAACTATCCTTACGGCCGGGAATCGTCGTGACCCCGTAAGTCCAACGGAGAAGTGATTGGCGGTGGGTCATCTTATGGAGATCGTCTTGAATCCGTTGCTGACGCTCTTGGAGCATTTCGATTGCGCTAGGCCTACTCACCGATGATTTCCTTTAGGTACTTCTCGGCTTGTTCTATCTTACCGCTAATGACTCGATTCGCCCAGGCGTGTATTTGGTTAAGTCTTTCCCGACGTTCTGGGCATTTACACGGCCTGCCTAGCCACTTTGATACTCGTTCTTCAGTTATACCAACTAAGGTTAATGCTTGAGAGATTCTATCGCCTAGTAACTTAGGTTTGGGGTTATCTGGGGCTATAGGACTTCCCACGCCAGGACAAGGACGTATGGGAGGGGTTTTGTAAATACGAGCCTTTGGAGTAGGTACACCGCATTGTGAACAAACCCATACCCCCTCTGTGACTTGCTTATCAAATTGGCATGTCTCATTCATGGTATGGTCCTTATTCTCAACGCTGAGCCATCCCATCCACAGGGATTAGAACCAAAGGCATAGGGAACTTCGAGCTCGGCACCATACAGAGTAACACAATCATAGTTACCAGATTGATCACCCTCACAATAGCCTTGTACAAATGTAGTGAAGGCAGCAGATGTTAGCTGAAATCTCATAGAGTATACACCGTAGTACAAAATGATACCCTGCCAGGTATCAATCACAGCTATGCGAGAGGGGCCTGAGTTACAATTAGGAGCTGTTCGTACAAGGTTCCCAGTGATGTACCCCATTGGACAAGCAGGATCGCTCACAGGAACCAAAAAGGTTTGCTCAACTCCGGGCCCCCCTGAAGTATAGCCATCTGGAATAGTCACTTCCCAATAAGACGGAGAAGCCCCATCCTTGCAGTTGCAAGCAGGAGGAGCATCGCAATTCGCGGTGTCTCCACAGGGGTAGCAATTAGGACCAAAAGCGACTGTAGCTGTTGAGACGGAGAAATCACATTTGTCCTCAGTGCCTCCAGAAGCATAAGCGAGAACCGCCGATGTGGCTCCCGCTTCTACTGTACCTGTCCAAGAAACTGTTCCACTATAGACGCCTCCCTCGAAGCATTTAATGCTGGCAGTTATGTTGCCCCCAGAGCATCCATAGGACCCTTGTTGAAAACTAACACTAGCTACATTCCACCCCCTAGTAAGACCTACGCTTTCGCATTTGTCATATAGATTCCCGGTTTTACATAGGGTTCCCGTGTATCCAGCTCCTCCAGCATACCCTAGAGAAAATGTACTGTTAATATTTTCACAAGCAGCACATCCACAAAGATTTGTGACCCCTGCGATTGTTAGTTGTACGCATTCAGGTCCTTGGGAGCAGCATGCAAGGTATGTTGGGTAAAGGGTGTATGCTCCAACGGTTATGGGAGAGCAGCAATCAGGAGCTTCACCAAGTCCTTCAGAGAATTCTTCTCCACAGATGGAAAGGAGCATATGAGATTCATGGATCTCAAAATAGATCTCCCCTTCAACGACGGTGCCGGTACCTAGGCCAACTTCATCGTGATCACAATCGCAATAAGGAGTAGACCACCGGCAAATGTTTTCATAAGAACCTGTTCCAGTTCCTGCCGCTTCTTGAGATAGGTATTTCCATTCGCCTGCAATTTGAACTGCCCAGCAACAAGGAGCATTAGGCCCTAAGTCTTCTTTAGGGGCGCAATTATCACAGTAGCAGTTGCAGTGGTTTTCTTCAGTTCCCCCTAAGCAGTCACAGCAAAATCCCATAGTGACATCGCCCATAATTTAGCTCCCTGTCCCTGTTCCAACTACGGCTGTTGGACACTCAAGGATAGAAATGATTTCCCACCCGTGCTGAGTACACGCTATGTAACACCCTACCCCCAAGGCATACTCATAGCCGCTTTCTGGTAGCTTTCTCAGTATACAAGAATAAACCCTATCCCCCACGTTTACATCACAAGGCGAGGTAGAGGTTCCGTATCGGAAAGTACCGTAGAGAACCCCCGCCAGGCGAATAGGTATCCAATACCCAGCCTTGTTCCTAACCATCAAGGTATACTCTAGTGGTATTTGATTCGGGGATACGTTATAGGTGTTTTGATCCGTTTCATTGGGCCGTAGAATCCCATCATCGGTGAGGGAATAAATAGTGCTTCTGCCTGTGCCCGCCGTATCATAAGTGCCCTCTGAGTCTCCTCCAGCTTCTCCTGAGTAGTCTACCGGGTTAATGACTGCTTGAGGCAACCCAATGTAGACTTCGGGAGCCTGGTGGTCATCGGGGGCTACTGGCGACCGTCCCGGAAGGTTACCTAACATCCCTCGATGTAGGTCAAGCAGCCTCTGGAGGATAGCTACTTCAACTTCAGTAAGGGCGTAAAGAGCCATGGGCTACTCCGGGAGGGCGTAGATGGTGTAGGCTGCTCTCTCAAAACTGCTACGGATCAGCAGCCTGTCGTACAGGTTTACCATGAATCGAAAGGGCTCTCCCGGGGGAACGAAGAACCGTATGTCAGATATCTCCCCGGTCTTTGAGGTGAATCCAATCTCCAGGGTATTAACCTTATCGTTGTTTCGGATGACTACCATGGATGGGTTTTCTACCCAACCTAGATTGAGCTTCTCCCAATCCCCGATACCGTTGGGAGGAGTCCTGGAGTAGACCTGCTCCGGGCTCTTTACCTCCCGCGAGAATCCGCTAGAAATGGCCGTAGGGTTCTGGCCAGACACTTGGTGGTATATTTGTTCAACCACCGTTATCCGATTGCGAGTATTAGGCATCGTGTCGCTCCTATGCCTAAGGGGTTCAGACTACGTACCGTAGTCAATCGTGGTAGGTATTCCGAGGGCCGTGAAATCGACCTCATGGTAGTATTCAACGTGGATCTGCCCGGCTGAATCCGTGCTATCGGTACCTGTACCAGCTACGTTTGTACCTGTACCTAGAGACACTACCGAATCCGCAGGCATTCCCTTACCATCAAGGATAACTCGCACATTTTCATCATTGATGTCTTTGTAGCGGATAAAATGCTTGGGGTTGTTTTTGTCTGGAGAAGAACCCCCAATATTTCGGAGGGTCCATACACCACTTACCCATTGGCCGCTTAGTACCTTTGTGCCTTCATCCAGAAGGTCTCTGTCCCAGAGGTCATCCGAGTTGTTACGGATATCGAAAATGAATGTTCGCTTGTAGTAGTAATTACACACCCCATACCATAGCTCTTCCCATGAGAAGTCTGACAGCTTGATTCTACGGGCAGCGAGTCCCCAGAGGACATCATCGTTGAGTTTGTTACGCATTGAGGTACAAAGGTCCAACTCTAGGGTAGACACATTCTGCTCGATGACTACCTGATCTCGGCCTCCGTCGAATTCCACCTGAGGGCCCCGAATCATCTCATGACTACTCGTCATGATGGGATTACCGTAGCGGTCCTTAAAGGCTTCGATGGTGTAGCGCACGGAAGAACCGCGAACCTTCTGGGGCTCCAATAGCGGATTCTCGATGTTGGTGGTAGAACACCGCTTAGTGGGTTTACTAGAGAAGGTGTATTCCAACTTCCATATGGCTGTTGCTTCCCCCTCCTTTTGACCGAATGGACGAACACTCAAGTTAGGCTTACAAAGAGCCCATTCATCGGAGTCATTCCCGTAAGTCCAGCCATCACCTATCGCGGGAAGTCCCGAAGCCCCGGAGACAGCCTCAGGGCCATCTCCCGCGTAGGCAGCTCCTGTCCAACGGTAGGGGTCCGTGGACTGTACCTTGAATACGATATGGTATTCCCGATAGCCCTCTTCGTCCCGAGTAGCCCACCAATCGCAAGGCCCTAGATTCTGTATTGTCATCCTATTAACCTTATGGGGGTGATTACGGAACCGCTCTGGTACATGTCCCTGAGAATGTCGCGGGTTTCTTCAACGGCATTGGCCGTACGGGATTCAGGAGTGTCTCCTGCCGTGGATCGGAAGGCGAGAATACGGGCCTGAGCTTCAGCACTACCGCTAGAGGCTCCCTGGATACCTTCGACCTTCGTAGCAGTCAAAGTGACCTTAGGCACCGTGATTTTGGGGATGTCTAGAGGACCACCTGCCGTAGGTGCTGCGGTACCTTCGGGGCCCGTGATTGGTACTCCTGATTTCTTGGCTTCAGTGACTAGCTTATCCCGCTCGTCTTGCATGGCCTTTATCTCGGCCTGGATATCATTCATAGACTTCGCTGTCTCATCCTCCACCATCCCCTTCATCAGTTGGCTAGTAGTTTCAAGAACCCCTAATTGAGCCGACATGTCTTCTCCAGTAAGCCAACTCTGCATCTTGAGTAGCAGACCACCGCCCGTCTTGCCAATATCTATGATGGAGTTTTCAAACCAACCCTTAAAGCCTTGCCAGGCTTCTTTCAGAGGGGCGATACCTTGAACCCAACCTAGTTCAATTTGGGCCCATAGTATTTTCACCGCTAGGGTAAGGTCGTTGGCTTGGAGGGCTACTTTGATACCGTCAATAGCCGGTTGAATCCATTGGAGAAGGGAAGCCCATTGCTCACCAAACCACTTGACTACTTTACCCCAGACATCGAAGTAGTAAATGGCGTAAACTCCTAGGGCTACGATAGCCGCAGTAAGCAAAACCACCGGGGAAAACATAGCCGCTAGGATAGAAATAACTGATCCAATAACGGTTCCAATAGCCGTTACGATACCAGTGATCAAAGTCATAGGAGCTAGCAATGCCCCAACCGCCCCGATTACGGTAGCCACAACGGAAATGATAGTGGTTATGACCCCTACCACAACCGAGAATATTGCCCCGATACCCGAAATGAAGCCACCAGCCATTACTAGAACGGGGCCTATCATAGCTGCGATAGCTGCTAGGTACACAATGAACTTCTTGACTCCTGTAGATAGCTTATCCCAGAACCCCATAAAGATACCTGACCAGCTTACCATCTTAGTCATAATAGGGGCTAAAATATCCCCCAGCTTAAGCAGTTGAACCTTCATCAAGGCTAGGGCTTGGTTCATCTTGAACCCAGGAGTATTCTCGACGGCCTTGAAGGCCGCGTCTACTGACCCAGCGGAGTTGGTAACGTCCATCATATCCTTGGCGGCAGAGGCGGCATTTACTCCCGTCATCTGGAGTAGAGCATTTAGCCCCTCGATGTCAGAGAACATCTCAGTAACTGGAACCCCGGCTTGCTCAAAGCCGGTCTTGATCCACATAAGAGTCTCGTGAAGTCCCTTCTCCTTGATGCTGGATCGTATCCCCTCCGTACTGAAACCTAGTTCCTTGAGCTTGGCGTTTTCTTTGAATAGCTTCTGAACGGCTTCTGTTGGGCGGATGAGCTGGGTCAAAATACCTCGAAGACCAGTAGCCGCTAGAGAGGCTGAGCCTGTAGCCTTGGTGAGAAAGGCGATACCGCCTGCCGCATCACCGAAAGTAACGCCCAATTCATTGGCTAGGGGTAAAACTTGCCCCATTACGGGGGCGAAGGTAGAGGCCTCAGCTTTACCCACGCGCACCGCAGCGGTAAGGGTATCGACGGCCTCCGTAGCACTGAGGTTAGCAAAGCCATAAGCACTCATAGCGGAGGTAGCTGCGTCAGCCACAGACTTGGTATCTCCCAAACCCGCCGCAGCTGCTTTAGCCGATATCTGGAGAGTCTCAATAGCATCTGACTGGGTGATACCGCCTAGTGAGGTGATAGTTTTCATGGCGTCGGCTAACTCTACAGGGCCTTTACCTACCTTGCCTGCCAAGTCCATAACGAATTTATCATAGACCTTGACTTGATCAGCGGTAGCTCCCCCTAGCCCCTGCATCTCCCCAAGAATACTAGTGTATTTTGTCATCTCACGCGTAGCCAATCCCCCAATAAGCGTTAGAGGGGCAGTGATAGACAAGGACATTGTACGGCCCAAGCTGGTGAACTTAGAGCCGATAGCTGTTAGGTGCTTAGATACACTAGAAGCAAAATCACTAGTGCTCTTTGCGGCGGTGCGGAGAGCCTGCTCATAGTGAGAGGCGTTTCCCATGAGACGGATTACCATGCGTTCGATTTCAGCTTCAGCCATGATTCCGTCTCCTGGAGGGTAGCCCGGCTCGGGTGCGCCAACGGGCCTTGTCAGCTTCAACTCGCTGCTCTAAAGACTTCTCAGCGTCTTGGGGGCTCTTGAACTTCAACTTGAAATCCCCGGGTTGCCAAGACTTCTTCGACATGATATGAGATACGTAGCCCGTGAGTTGCATCAGGTAGTGGTCTGTACGGCTAGGGTGATCTAACTCCTGATCTAAGTAAGCAACCCACGTTCGATACTCCCGATTAGTCATCCTAGCCATGAACTCTTGGAGAGTACAATTCAGCCCTAGCCGCTCGGCTATTCGGAGCCAGTTGCGGAGGGCTCTTGCTCGTTTTTTGAGGCATCCTCTTCCATCTTGGCGATTTGCTCATTGAGCTTATCGCGTTGCTTCTTCAAGTCCTCAAGGCTACCGTCCTGGTCAATCTCGCTGATCTCGCGGGCCTTGTCATAGATGCGTCGGATGACTCGCTCAGGCCAGTTACGGACCATGGCCACGGGCACCGATTTGGTAGCCACTTCCCCGGTATCGTAGACCTCAAAGAGGCAATAGGACACCAGCAAAGGCTCCAAGTCCCCTTGGCCGTCTACGGCCGACATACCGCCGTTCTGGAACCGGACGCAACGAGCCCGGGCGTTGTTGAACTTCGCTACCGCATCCCCGGAGGCTTCCCGCAACATATACTTCTTGCGGTCAGGCCCAGTGATAGGAACCTCGATGAGTTGAAGACTTCCGAAATCAAAATTCTCAAACATGGTTTCGCTCCTGGAAGAAAGGTAGAAAATACCTAGCTGGGTCATCCGAGGACTCGCCAGCTAGGTACCGATGGGGGATGAACTAGGTACCGGCAACCGACGTATTGGCGGGGCCTGCTTCGCCAAAAGCAGAGTCGGTATTCGTGATACCGAATTCCACGTCGGCTTCGGGCTGTTCACCGTCGGAGTGAGCTTGGGGTTGGAACTTGATCAAGGCTCCCCAGAAGGCATCTTTGGTACCGTCGTTGTAGGTGACGGTAATTTCCTGATTGACGCCAATCTGAGCCATGAGCAATGCGCGGTTCCCCGGATCGTAGGCTGCCCGGAACGAACCATTGGTGACCTCCGTGAGGTTACGGGGCCACTTGGTACGGTAGGTGACGTTGTGGAACGTCGTTGTGTCGATCATTTCCCCCTGATCCAAGCCGGGAGGGGTTGTTTCCTTCTCCCAGAGGGAAATGTCGGGGTCATTTCCGAAAGTGACCATCGTTGCGAAACCGTCTCGCAGCGGCAGGCCAGTAGGGGTAGAACGGGTTGTTGCAGTAGGGGCAACCATAGTAGATCCTCCGTCGGTTAGGGAATTTGTCTGAGTGTCGCCATGAAGTTTAGAGACACTAGCTTGCGTTCACTGTCAGGGTCGTTGAGTGGTAGGGGGCCGCTCTTCAAACTCACGTTGTACACCACGTAGCCTACGCTGGAGGTGCCATACTCTGCCGGATCGGTTACAGCCACGGCCGTAAGATGCACAGCACTCAGGGCACTCTTAATCGCACTTGATTTACTCCAGGAGGCCTGGAAGTTGGATGATCGGACGATTATCTGGATGCCCGGGTTGTCTTGGTACTCTCCCCCAACCGAGAACCGGCCCCGAGACATCCCCGCCGTATCGATCACCGCGATACACGCATCCGGGGTATCCGGCAGCACCGTAGCGTAGGCTGGCCAGGCTTCCCCGTCGGCTCCCGCTAGGGCTAGGTCGATGAGAAGCTGCCGTAGAATCTGGCTAGGGCTGTGTTCTAGGCTCATAACGGTTCCTTGCGGGTAAAGGCACTCGCCTTTAGGTTCCCGGTGTCTACAGGTACTAACTGCATGCTTAGGCGTTGAAGGTATAGCCCGGCCGTAAGTAGCCCCGCTTCAAGGGAGCCCGTGGCTTGAGCGTTCACTAGGATCAGTCTCTTGATTTCCTCGATGTTGTCGCGGAATGGTTGCTCTAGGTACTTGTTCTGCGCCCGTCCTTGGGGGTCCCAGTAGAAGCCTTTATGGGGCCTCTTCCGGGGCAGGCCTTTGAGTTTCATCGGGGCCTCATGAACCCAGAGAGCGTAACGGGCCGTGTAGCCGACAATGACGCTGACGTTATTCTTTTGGCGGGAGGTAGCCTCCAACTGTTTGAGTTTCGCAGCTACCTGCTCCGCACGTTCGATCATTGGACCACCAAGTAGGTTCCCATCACGTTGACATCTTCCCCGACGGTGAGGTTGATAGTAAAGTCTTCTCCCGCCGTCGTGAGGAAATGCCCTCCTGGGAATCCTGGAAGGGATATCCCCGAGTAGCCGTTAATGCTCGTCTGGTCGATAGCCTTTGGTGTCGCGGCAGAGTACCACAGTTCAGCAGCCCCACTGCTTAGGTAGAAAGTCTCCTCCGTATCACTACAAGACGTAATGGTGATGCTCGTGATGAGGTACTGTTGACCGGCTACTCCCGCGAGGATCTCATTTGCCCCAATCGTTGTTGCGGTGACGTTGAAGCGTTCGACGGTTCCGGTAACCGGCTTTAGGGCAGCCGCAGAGCACACCACCGTTACAGTAATCAGAGCGGTGGCGACTGTCGTCAGTAGTAGTTTCTTGGTAAAGTCTTTCATGTTAGTTACTCCTTATGGTTTGCTCTATTTCGTTATTGCTTCCAGCTTCATCTCCACCAGCTTGTCTTTCGTCGCCGCCTTATCGTACTGGTCTATCTTCTTCGCCTTCAGCAAAGCATCGAAGGCCTTGTAGTATTTCTCCATGCCCATCTGGTAGCCGACCGAAATCGTGCGGGCACTGGCAGAAGCAACAGGCAGATGATTGCGAGCAACAGGCGTTTCATGGCTTCTCTCACTACAGAGTCTATTGACA